CTCACCTTCGGCCACGCCTCGGTCTCTGACCGGCTCTCTGAGAAAGAAGGACTCCGAGCAGCCTCCGGGGACCCCAGCATCGTTGAGTGCTGGGAATGGGAGCGGAGGTACTTCTACGGCAAAGAAGTGACGTGGTTCGTCTATTTCCTCGCCTTGGAAGCGTGGAGTGCCCTGGTGGGGGTGGTGGTCTTCCTCTTCCATCGGAAGTGGAGAGCCCACTGGAGAGCCTACAAGTCAGTTACCGAAGAGACCGGACCAGAATAGGGATAGGGATAGGAGTAAAGCCCACCCGCCCGCACGTAGAAGGTGTCCCCATCAGAGCAGGCGGCGAAGATGACGTTGGCCTCTTCTGGGGAGCACTCTCCAGAAGGGATGCTCATCTCCTCGATCGACTGGACAAGCGCATTGGCCTCAGCCCACTCAGGATCCTTGAAAAAGCGGAAACGAACCCCCGCGGCTTCCAGGGCTTTCACCATGTCCCTTTGGGGAGCCCCTGAGGACCACTTCGTCGGTGGTCTGGGATAGTAGAAGTGTAAGAGATTGATTCGGACTCCCCGGCGAGTACAGCCGGGGTGAGTCGGGTCGCCTTGGAACTCCAGACCGAACATGATCACCTCGGTCCTTCTATACGACCGAGGCTCGGATAGTTTCAGAAGAGGATCGAGTAGGCGGCGAGGTATCTCTTCGTGGACGTGCTTCGGTTCACGAAAGCGAGCCTCAAGGTGGCGGACTTCACGCAGAAGCCTGTAGGCTCCAATCTGCCTACCTGCGTCCAGGCGAGCCCGTCATTGAGACTCAGGTGGACCTCAAAATCCCCAGGCTCCTGGTTGGTCTCCGTGACGGACTTGACCGCGGGGGAGTTAGTCCCGCTGGTCGCCCCGTAGGAGGATCGAATGTCGTGGCTGGTGGAGAAATCATAGATCTGCCACCAGACCATAAACTCGTCCGCCCCGACGCCGCTGGTCTGAGCTGAGATATCAATGGAGTCTGTGACTACGCAGCCGGGGCGAACCGGTGTCACCATGGCATTCTGGGAGAGGATCGCAGTCATACAGGGAGCGGTGCCCGTCGCTGCGGGGCCCGTACCCCGACCTGTCTGCACCCGAGCAATCGCGGATCCCGGCCCGGTGGTGCTGAGGTCCAGGTCAGCCACGTCGGATGCAGACAGGAGAGGGTTGAAAACGATGTTCCCGTATTGGGGATACTGAGCGAGTAACCCAGCTTGAGCCAAGCTGGAGACGTCTCCCCCATCCACAGGAGAGATGTACGAAGCCGGACCCACCTCGACCTTGGCCCCATCCGGGACGGGAATAATGAACTTCCCGTTGAATGGAGTGGGATCGCCCACCGCCGGGGTCTTCTCGACCTGAAGAATCTTCAGATCTGCGAAGTTTCCGAGGATCCTCATCGGTCATTCCCCAGGTGGTTGACGTTCTCCACATAGGCGGTGCCGTCTGCGGTCTCGACCTCAAAGGCCGCCTTCACGCTACCCACCCAGCAACCCGCTCCGGTGGAATTGGTCACGTCGCCATTACCCGCGGTGATTTCCAGGTACACCCGAGCCCCTGGAGGCAACATAGACCCAGATGGGGCCGCGATACCGTACCTCTCCAAGATGTAGTCCAGCCAGTTGCCCACCTTGAAGGGCCTGTCCTTCGGACGGAAGCTCCCAGGAGTCAGCCGGCGACCGAACTTCTGGATGCTGGCCGAGTCCGTCGCGTCGAAGTCATCCCCAACCGGGGTGAGCGCGATCGTGAAGGCGTGGGGACAGGTCGTAGGGACATTGTTGATCGCTGATCCGGCGTTGATATCCGGAGCCTTCGGGTTCTCGCCGCCATGAGCGACCACGATCCCTGTCAACGCCTGCGGGCAGACAGCAGGCGGGGTCGTACCCGAGAAATCATCCATGTCCGGCCAGAGACCGCTGGTGAAGGCCGAACGAATTCCGCCGCTCGTAAGGGAGGACCGAGGCAGAGGGCTTGCGAGCACAAGGGAGTCATCCCGAGCCCCCCAGACGCTCGCCGTGAAGTCCTGAGAGCCCCAGACAATCGGGTTGTGGGCGTTCCCCAGATAACTGATGGAGCCGTGAAGGTCGTTCGCTGAGGACTCACTGGAGCAGCCGAAGCCGTACTCGGGATCTCCGGTACGCCAGTCAGACTCCGCGCCTGGAGTGTTGGAGGGGCCCGCGTCCACCCAACGCTCCATCACGTTGGGCATGATATCCCCGGCTTCCCGGTTCACGTACAGGGGAACCACGACGGCACCGCCCGCCTTGTGAGTCCCTGTGTTGTCGTCGTGGTTGTACATGACCGTAGGAGCCCGGCCACCGAAGGGGCTGATTCCCGGACCTGAAGCGTAGGGGTGCTCCTCAAGGGAGATCCCCGACTTGAACTCGCGGGCGTGTGAACCCGGAAGCTCCACGATCAGGTTGAACGCCATGTAGTAGGGGGCCAACGGATCACCGCTGGTGTCCACATAGCCCGGGGTGGCTTCCTCACCTCGGCTGGGGAGATTGTTGCCCCAGACGCCGAAGTTTACCCAGAGCCGAAGCAGTCGAGCACCCTTGGGCTGCTTCCCCGGGAAGGGAGAGGCGATTCCGCCACCCGGCTGCATCGCCTGGGTGAAGGCGTCCGTCAGGTCCACCCGGAGGGTGGGCATCGGCTCCTCTGCGTCCCGCTGGTTGTCCGGGCTGGGAACCCAGAGCTGCCACCAAGCAGGTCCAGGAGTCCAGACGTAATTCCGTCCGGTGTCCGCATTCCAAAGCAGCGTACCCGTCCGGCCGGAGACCATTGACCGATCCATCAGTACCCAGGGCGTCGAGAGATCGAACCCAAGCCCCGAGGTGGTGTTGGTCATCACCTTGGGCCCTGTTCCAACATCTACGTCGCCAGAGGTCGTGGCTCCCGGGACTACCCAGGTGCTCGACTTCATGTTGTTGGGGGAGATGGTGACGATCCGCTCGCGAGCGACCGGCTGGATGGCGTACTGCATCACGTAGTTGTGTCCCCGAGAGGGGATCTCCCCCGACACCGTGTCCGGCCAGAATCCATAAACCCCAAGAGGGGAATAGAGCAGAGGCCGACCTCGTCCTGAGTCTCCGTTGGTACCAGAGACCACTCGACCCACCTTGATCAGCTCAGTGTAATACTCCTCGCAGTCTCCCCCGAGGATCAAATCCGCGGTGGTCGGGCACCGGTTGATCCGGAAGATATCCACCTGCTCGTCGATATCATCGCCAGGGTACGGGTTTCCACCCACCCATGCCTTCGTGGTCAGGGAAGCCCCTGCTTCGGACTGCGAAGCCAAGAGCGTGTTGAACCGGTACTTCGCCGGCCTCTTCAGGTGGACATAAGACCCCGAGTGCTCTTCCGTCAGGGGAGCTGAGAACACCCACCGGAGACCGGCAGCGGCAGACCGAGAGAAATGCTGGCTGTTGTCTACGATGGGGAGGGCGTTGTTTCGATCACCGAAGCCCCGGTCAAGCTGAGAGGCGTGACCCGGGTAGGAGTGGAACCCGATCGACATGGGATCACGAGCGTTCCCCGCTGTCGGCATCGTGTGACCGGTAGACGTAGAGAGCCACTCCACCCGGAGTGCTGCCCGGTTGCCTGTCACCTGAGCCGCTTGGGTAGCGGTGAGCAGGCTCAGGTCGTAGGTGACCTCCAGGGAAGCCCCGTTGCTGGACCAGACAATGAACTGAACCCCGAAAGAGGTCGAGAGCCCGTTGAACGCTGCCGTGCTGTTCAACAACGTCACGATCCCATCCGGGTCTGCGGAACCCGGAGCCAGGATGGTAGGCCCAGCCGTGTAGAATGAAGCCCCGGTGTTGTCCGTAATCCACAGGGACATGTTGCCGAAGTCACCCGGCGTCCCGGACATGAGAGATTGATTCGTCCGGAAGTTGCTCGCAGCCTCAAGCAAAGGAGCCCGAGCGACCAGCGGAAGAGCCCCATCGAAAGTGGTGGAGTGTTTCTTCGCGTCACCCTCTCGACGAAGCTTCCGAACTACGGCTACCGAAGTCGTCAGAGCCGCATTTGCTCCGGTCCCGTCGAACTCGTTCACAATAGCTGGCTGGACCTCGTAGTTGTCCAGCACGTCAATGACGACCCACCATCCCGTGTACTTATAGTTGTACGTCCCGCAGATGTAGATCATCCGACCTACATCCCCCGCTCCGAAGTCACCCCCAGGGGGTTTGAAGGAGTACCGGGTGGAGTAGAAGATCGCGTCGGCGGAGTCGATAGACGTCGTGGGATCCGTGGCGTCCGTCCACGGCGGAATGAGGCCGCCCCCTACTCCCCGAGGCCCGAGCACCGGGACAAACTCCACGTTCGGAGTGATCCGATACCGGTGACCCACCAGGGGCCGACGAACCTGCTCAATTTCCTGATCCGAAGCAGCGACCACGACGGTGACCGTGTCAATCCGATCACCGAAGCCGTTGGAGGTACCGTTCACCGTGTCCGCTTCCGGGTCTTCGCTCACGTCCACGTAGGGCCCGATATCGTAGACCACCTGAAGCTCGTTGGTCACGCCCCCGTGGTTGATGGTAATGCTCCCGTTGATCGGACCGCGGGTGCCATTCCCCAACTCTCCGGAGAGGGTGTTCACGTTCGTGTAAGCGAACTCTCGACCCAGGTGCCCGGCGGTGAAGAAGCACCCGTTGGACACATCCTCGATGACCATCCCATCGAGGATCCGCATCTGCTCCGCGGTCCCGCTATTGGGGTAGTCCCCCGTAACGCTGCGGCTGCGAGAGTGCCGGTACGCCTGAGACAGGACCCCCGGACCTGCTTCGTGGGAAGCCGGCCCTTCGGTCCTGTCCCCATCCTTGGTCCTCTCCGCGGAAGAGAAACACATCTCGGGGCTGATTCCGAAATCCGTGGTCTTGTTGGCCCGGAATTCATACAGCGGGGTGTCCGTCGGGGTGCTTCCCACCGCGGTGTCGGTGACGAAATCCGCCCACCCGCTACCCGCCATCGTCGGGGGGCCCTTCGGGAGGAGGAGACACTCCCCGAATGTCGGGACCTCAATCCCACGGATACCCGAGCTGGGTGCCCCCAGAAGGGCGTTCATACCCTGGTGACCACCCTTGGCGTCGATTACCCGGAAGGGCCTCTCATAGCGGACGGTACCCGGCGAGCGGAACCTGATGCCCGACCAGGGAGCCGGGAAGAGGCTGTCATTCGGTGTGATGTGGATATTGGGTTCGTCCGTACCTCCCAGATCAGGACTGGTCCTGGCGATGAGCAGTCGGGCGGGGCTCGCGAATGAACTCGCCGCGACAGCGTTCTCCTTCAACCTGAAGGGCAACCCCTGAGCCGCTCGGGCATCTTCAAACTGGAGAGAGCCGTGGGGGCCTACGACCGTGGCGTCCTCAAAGAATTCAACAGTGTTGAACGTAGAGGGGACGCTGGGGGCCCCGTGGCTCCGAGACCTGAAGTGGGAGGTCAGGGGCCACGCCGACGCCTGACCGACGACGGAGAATCCCGCGAGGGTCTCCATCTCTACCGGACGGGGAGTTGCCCGGAAGGCGGAAGCCATCACCAGACCGAGGCCGCCATCCAACAGGACACCGGGACCAAGTCGCTGAGTGTGTCCGACGAAGCTGACACGCCCCGCCCTGTCCATCGCGAATTCTCCCCAGGTGCTCGCAGAGGAGAGGTCGTCGAGCCCGTCAGCCCGAGCCGTCGCATGGACTACCGCTCGGGCATAGACGTGGTGGGTGGTGGTCGTGCCGGGAGTCCCGGACCAGGAGAACCAAGCGTGGCTGGTGACCCGTCCCCGGGAGTCTTCAGAGGATCGAATACCCAACAGCCGAGCCGCTCCTGGGAGCGGCCAGCGATCGGTACCCGGACCATCCCGGAAGACCGGGATCATCTCCATCGGGAGATCTTCCCGCCCGAGCCAGCTCGGATCCAGGCTCATCCCGTGGATGCCCTGCGGGGCACCAGTCGGAGAACCTCCGGGATCCACTACGTCCGCGACGTAAACCTTTTCCGTCGCCTGGATATCCGCGTAAATGCCCCAGGGGTGACCCTGAAGCTGGTTGGCCCGGACACTCTCCGGAACAAAGCTTTCAAGGGTCGCCGCGACGTTAGCATCATTCGCAGGCGGGACCGCGTACCTCTCAACGCGGAGCTGGAGGACAGAGACGACGGCGGAGGCCGGGAGAGTGCCGTCTTCCATGTCCCGGATGTTTGCGGTCGATCCCGTCTGACCGGTCGCGAGGGAAGTCAGAGCCGGGAACTTGCTCTCCAGCTCAGCACTCAACCCGGACATGGTGATCACCGGAGCCCCGACGATCCTCCACACCCCGTTGTTGTTGTCGCTGGTGTATCCCCCAGACGTATCCTCAAGCTGGAGATACTTGCCCTCAAGGAAAGGCATCAGGACAGGCATGTCCGGATTGCCAACCCACCACGCTGCCCGAAGAGCACCGATCGCGTCGGCCCCCCGGATCAAGTCGTCCTGGGTACCGGGCCAGTCAAGCTGACCCGATGCCATGAGGAAGGCGTGGAGGTCGGCCCGGGTCAGACCCAGGCTTACCGTCGCCTCCTGAATGAACATGGTCTCGGCAGCACTACCCGCTCGTCGAGCAGCTCCGAAACCGGAGATCGCGTGAGCCATCCCGTTGTCGTAGCCACCCGTTGCAGCGGGGCCGACCTCCATGAGGTTCCACCCGACGGAGCCCTTAACGGCCAACATCCGACGGACGTAGGCAGTCGCCTGCGTGGAGGCCAGAGGGCGGGGATTGGTCAACCAGATCTGAGCGTCACCAGACACCCTGAGACCCGCCACACCGCCGACATGGGCTCCCCCGGCGTAAGACCCCTTGGGGAGCCTCTGGAGGCTCTCAGAGGTGCTCTCACCGGTCGCAAGGCCCTGATCGTAAACGCCACCTGAGTCCGGGGCGGGCCAGTCGAGGTTACCCAGGGCGACCGAAGTCGAAAAGACCCCGCTCTCAAGGAAGGTGGTGGTGACCTGAAGAGGGGAAGCCGCGAGACCCTCTCCCACAACCGGCGTGGTAAACGAGACACCGGGGAGAGCTGAAGGCCCGATCAGGCTGATGAGGTCTACTCGACCTCCGCCGACCAGGACACCGGAGAATGAAGATGTAGCTGTGGTGTCTGCCGAGCCTCCGTCAAGCCCCTGTCCGTACTCATCCGACGTGTTGGTCAGTGCCGTATTGGCGTGCTTCGCCAGTGACCTGAAAGCGGAAGCGAACTGGTTGAATCCCGGTCGGGGAATGATCGAGACTTCCAGGTCCGTCGAAGCGGTGTTCGCCGTAGGGGAGAACGCTCCAATGGACGTGGGCTGGAAGCCCTGAGGGAGGAGATGACCATCCGTGGTCTCGTAAGTCCCTCGGGAGACCACCAACAGCTCGCCCGTGTTGGTAGAAGTATCCCAAGCCAGCACCCGCCCCTCAAAGGCTTCCGTGGTGCCGTCCCTGATGCCCGTAACCAGATCCCCGGCGGCGATCGAATTGGGAGCCACCGAAGGTGAGTCGAACTCCGTTCCAGTCGCCGTCACCTCGATGAGGAAGGACGGGTAGCCGACCTGGGAAGTCGCTGTCAGAAGACAGGAGAACCCCATCTCCCCATGCGGGGAGAGACCGTAGCTCACCCAGATATCCGCGAGTCCGGCAGCGGAACCCGTCGTCCGGTCGATAACCGTCAGATCCTCGGCACCCCAGACCCACCGGCCCATGTAGCCGTACTCATAACCCTTGTCAGGCCACGCCTGAGCCGGCGTCGATCCCGGCTCCAGGTCTGTCCCCACTTGGAAGACCGGCGCCCGACGAGGACCAGCGAACCAATCCGAGCCATGCCCGCGAAGGATCTCGATCCGAGCCCGAAGAGGACTCGATGCCGTGCTCTTGACGCGGTGAGATCCGACGAGATGCCCTAGCGGACGAACACCATTCTGGGAGAAACCGAGATCCGTGGCTCCCGAGTTGGCCGCCGCTTCCGAAGGGAAGTCACCCGCAACCGGAGGCGAGGGAGTGTCATTGGCGTCGTCCCCGAAAAAGAGCCCACAGGTGGGGATCTCGTAAGGGTCCGGGTCGAAGTCCCCAGCGAGGAGCCCCGCGATATCCCCTGACGAGTCCTCCGCGTTGACTCGCCCGACCTCAATCATGACATTGTAGAAGTCCTGAGCAGACGCGCTAGCGTCACCAGAACCCCACCCACCGCAGATGAGGCAGACCGTCTCCGAGCCCGTCGGGTGACGGGCATCCCCTGGTCCAATGAAGAGGAACTGACGCTCTCCAACAGGGGCTCCAGTCGGAGCCGCGATCGACCCGGCAGCGGCACCGCCAATCCAGGCGTTCGGGGAAGCCGAGACCCCCGCGGGGGTCTCGTAGAACCCCGCATCGTCCAGCTTGTCCCCAACATACCCGGCGTAGGTGGTCTCGTAGAGAGCCTGATTCAGGAAAGCTGCGACCTCATCCGGATCCGTGGACGTGATCGTCGTGTCGTAGTTCAGAACGAGGGTAGCCCACTTGCTGCCGTTGTCGTTCTTGGGATCTGCGGAGAACACCGACAGAGCGAACCCAGAGGCCACGCTGGTGGTGAACGGGTTGAGGGCGTTGATTACCTGAGACTCCAGGTAATACTGAGCCGGGAGGACCCGGACCTGTCGGCCGGACACAAGGAGCCGCTCAGTGGCCCCACTCCCCTCCGTTGTTGATGGAGAGGAGGCCGGGGTGAGCCCGGAATAATGGCTGTTGATCGCCGTCTGGATATCAGTGGGGCTATCACTCCCCACCGCCGTGTAAGCGAACCAGTTGAGGGGGTTCGCGGGGGCCTCGGCATACTCCCGGGCGGTGATCAGCTTCCCACCAGCACGCCCGAAGATCTTAGCGTCTACCACCAGCCGCACACCGGCTACCAGCGGCGTCCAAGAGGCGTTCTCTGCCGACGCGATGGTGGAGCCTTCCACCACGGCACAGAGCCCCGCCACGTTGGTCGGGAGAGCCGTCTGGAAGACCGAAGAAGCCTCATCCACCACGAGGTCAAACTGATTCGGCGGGGAGGCAGAATCAGGGATCGTAGCGTTAACCGAAGAGACCTGCTCCACTCGGTTGAGGAACCGGGTGCTGGAGAGCGTCCCGGCTGCGAAATCTAGCGACAAGGAGGCGTAGAGACGTCCCCTCGCCACCTCCAACCCGACCTCGTTGTCCTCAGAGTCCGAAGCCCAGGAGGGTGCTGTGGTCGTCCACCGGTTCGACTTCGTATCGAGGAAGAGACGGGCCACCTCTGACGAGCCGCCCAGAGGGAAGCCCGCCCTCAACTCCGCCGCCGGCCCCTGGACCGCAGTTGGGGTGATCAGCAGAGAACCATCCGGCTGAGCCGTCAAATCACCGTAGGCGATTCGCCATGTACCTGACCGCCACTTTGCACCATAGGTGGTATCCAGGCGGAGATCGCCGTCGCCCTTCCTCAGAACCACGGTCGCCGGAACGGTGAACGGAATGGCGGCGTCCGTCGCCACACCAGTCAGGTCAAACGTCGTACCCGTGACGTTCCCGAGCCCGGTCCAGAAAATCCGACCCTGGCTCAACCCGAGAGGGCTTCCCCCCTCGTAAAGCACTTCGGCGGAACCCGTCTCCGGCCAGTTGGCCGAGTTGGTCCCCGTCAAGGTCATAGTGTGCGGGTTGCTGCCAGCCGCATGAGCAGTCAGCGTCGCGTGAACCCGACCCCCGAACACATCCCGCTGCGTCGCGGAAGAATAGCCCAGGGTCGCGGACTCCAGATCGCCACCCGTGACCCGTAGCCCCACGCCCGTCTGCCCTGACTCACGGGAATACGGGACACAGGCAGCGAAGAGCACCACCTCACCCCGAGGGTTGTTTCCCCCGGAACCGATGATCCCCGCCGGGACAATCGCCCCCCCGGAGGACGCCGGGGGTGCGTGGGAGAGGTAAACGAGTCCGCCAGCGTAGTCCACCTCGATGAACTGGCTGTCTGTAGTGACCGAAGGATCGATCACCACATCCCGAGTGTAGATCGGCCGGCTGAAATCCGGGACCGCGTCCCCACCGCCGTCATCCTTCGCAGGGAAGAGCACCATCCGGAAGCCCAGGTCCAACAAGCTCCCAGGATCCGCCTGCCCGGTCCCGGATTCTGTATCGAAGATGGACCGATCCGCCCGACCCGGGCTCCCGCCAGAAGGCACCTTGCCGGAGGCATCGATCTTGGTCGTTCTGCGGACCCACTCCGGATCGATCAGATTCCCGAGCCTCGCCGCCTCAACCCGGTCCAGATCGAAATCACCCGTGAACAACTCGCTGATGGCATCGTGGAGCGTGAAAGTCACCTCCACCTTGGCAGCACCGGTATGCCCCGTGGTGTCAAAGTAAGGACCGGGGCCGAAGAAGTACCGACCCGTCGCCGGGTCCACTTCAGGCAACCTCTTGAGCTGGTACTCGTCCGCGGCAGAGGCGTCCACGATCTCGTAGTAGCCAAGAAGGGCCGCCTCATCTCCGTGAGACAGGGCCGCCCCGTCTACCAGATTGACACCCGTGACCCGGACAACCTTGCCGGCGTCTCCCGCAACGACAGGGCTCCCCGCAATATCCTGAATCCGCCAGATCCCAGGACCGTCAGCAGGGGTGCCGCCGCCGTATTCCACCACACCTTGCATGGTCCTGCGGGCTACAGGGATGGGCGTCGCCGCCTGTCCGCCGTAAGAAGCCACCTCACCTGCCGTTGAGGTAGCCTCAAACCCTCCGTCCTCCCACACCTTGTAAGGAGGGTAGAAGCCGGAAGAAGCCGTGTTCTCCGGCGGCACCACGACAAAGATCCGCTCCCGCCCCACTGCGGGGCCGGAACCCGGCATACCAACCAGCCTCGTAACCTGAGGCTGGAAGAGCATGATGGAACGGAGGGCCGGGTTCAAAGGAATCGTGAAGACGCTGGACAACCTCTTTTCAGAGGCCAGCGTGATCACCCCGCCCGTGTAGGAGGACACCCGGAAGATTTCAAACCGAGCGGACCCCACATACTTGCTCAGCGGAGTCAGCCCATTGACCCCAGCCGCCAGGGTGCCGTCCACGGATCCCGTGTCCGAGATCACCAGATAGAGGCCCCCGTTGTAGGCAGAGATCCCCGTCCCGGAGAGGTTGTAGGCTTCTGCGAGATCGGCGGCAGACCGCGAGCCGCTAGGCCCGTCCGCCATCGTCAGAGTGTCATTGTTCCCTACAGATCCGACCGTCCACTGCCAGTCGCAGAAGGGAGAGGCCTTCGTGGGTCCAATGACATGGAAAGCGATCGGGTGACCGAGCAGCGAGGGGCCCTTTGGCCCGAACCGATGGGAGCCGTGGTCATAGGGCCTGAAGTTAATCTCAGGGTGGCCCGCGAGACCAAGTCGAGAGTCGATGGTCTGAACGTCGTGGGGGAACGCCGTCGCTGTCGATCCGCTCTTGTCCGCATTGCTGGAGTCGGGCTCCTGAGTCGCCTGGAAGCTCCGCTCAAGAGAACCAGCCCAGGAACCAGCGAGACCCGAGACGACCTCACTGCTCTGAATCTGAGCAACGCGGCTCAGATGCTCCTGCCAAGCCTCGCGAACGAAATCCGTGGCAGCCCTGTTCTCCAGAGCCTTGCGTAGGCGGATCAGGGTTTCGTCGTCACGAGTCGCCATGCAATTAGCTCCCGGTAGCCTGAGGCACCTCTACCGAAGGGCCGGCTATAGCCCTCATATTGAGAGGTAATTTCCAGGGGCCAGATCGTATGACCCAGCAACCGGAGTAGATAAATGAGTCTCTTCCTTTCCCTGGTCGTCGGGGCTACCCTGCTCGCCATCCTCCTCGCGGGCTCCCTAAAGCAGAAGCCACGGAAGCCGCCCCCCCTCGCCCTGGTAGGACCAGCCCCGTACATCGGGCCGGCGACCCACACCCACTCCTCAATGGGGACTCCCTACGGGAAGGAGCTGCCCTGGCAGGAAGCCACCCCGGACGGACACCTCGCGTGGGCTCACGTCCTGCTGGGCTCCGCTCCGCTGGATGAAGGAGCGGGCTACTTCCACAACGTCGGCCACGAAGCTGTCGTGCTGAAGACGGATCTCTCGCCGGAGCTGGTGGCAGCGTCCATCGCAACCACCTCTGGGCTTCAGGGGCAGGTGCGACGCAGCGGATCCTACCCGAACACCTACCGCTGGATCAGCTACGAGGTCTCCTCGACGGAGTCGGACGACTGCTCCATGGAGTGTGTATCCGAAGGTCTCTTACCAACCGAGCGAGAGTTGACCTCCAATGCCCTTTCGCACCACTTTTCCGGTTCTCCGCCGCTCCAAGGCCACCAGCACCGCTTCCCCAAGCCGCCGAGCCAAGAGGGGGGGCACGGCATTTCCCACTTGGTGGGCAGTTGGTACAGTCTTGCCAACAAAGATGAAATCGTCGGGGAAGCTCTGAAGACGAGCGGCCTCACGCATGGTGATGTTCCGGTCGGCCACCGGGTGGGCGAAACGGCCGCGGGTAAAACTATTACACTTGGTGGTGATGGTTCCCGCAGGCTTATCCCAGTGGAGACGACCGTAAACGCCTCGGTGGCCAGCCTTTTCCACGCTGACCCGGTGACATGGAAGACGGAGTTCCTCGGGGATATCTGCTCGGCCGCCGCCCATTGGGACGTGGGAAATACGCCGGCGATTCTGGGCCGAGATGTTGTCTCGGTTGTGATTGGGAATTCTGGATGCGGCCTCCGGACGGGCAAACGGACACGGAAGGTCGCCTATAGCGTCACGAACTGTAGACCACGACTCCGAATTGTGGGTCGGTTCCGGCCAAATGAAAGCCTTGGGGCGATCGACTCGTTCGCCGACCAAAAACGCACGTTTTCGATGTTGAGGCACACCAAAATCAGCGGCATTCAATGTGTTCACATCGGTTCGGTAACCGAGAGTTCTTGCAAATTCAATCGCTTGAGACAATTGCGCCTTGCCCCTCCTGTTGCGGATGGCGGCGACATTCTCCATGATGAAGAACTCAGGCTCCATCTCACCAACTAACCGAATGAAATCGAGTACGAGTTGGTTTCGATCGTCTTCGTTGCTTCCCCGTCGCTGTCGGGAAAAACCCTGACATGGAGGGCCGCCGACAACAAGAGCGGGGTCTCCTCGATACAAATTAGCCTTGGCGAGCAGCATGTCCCCATGTAGCGTCGAGGCATCAGCCTCCAACACATGGTCGCCGAGGTTGTGGCGGTGGGTTCTGACGGCCTCCGTGTTCCAGTCGAAGGCGGCGCCTAAGCGGAAGCCGGCTTGGAGCAAGCCAAAAGCGAACCCGCCGGCTCCGGCGAAGCAGTCGATAGCAACGGGAAGGTCGCTCACTTGAGCCTCTTGGTGTGCTTGCGACCAGGGATGCTGCTCGAGAACGAGTTGCTGGTCGGCTCCAATACATCACCGTCCGTGTTCATCTCGACGACCTCGTTCGGATCGCGGGACAACTCCGTCAAGATGTGAGCAGCCAGATGAGCGGCGAATTGCGGCGGCACGGCGTTGCCAATCTGCTGAAACCTGTCGTCAAATGGTCCCTCAAACATCCAAGAGGAGGGGAAGGCTTGCAACAGGGCCGCTTCTCGGATGGACAGGCCACGGTCTTGTTCCGGATGAACGTACCGACCGCTGGCCGGATTGCGGGAGTAGCCGGTGATCGTGTTGGCAGGTCGATCCCAGAACATGCGCCCGTAAACATCACGGTAACCATCCACTCTGTCGAGGCACTTTGGACCTACGCCGGGTGGTCTTGAGCCGCCGTCCTTGGGGATTTGTCGAATCGTAGCGACGGTGCTGGCTCGGTGTCGGGTACAGGCATGCATCGGATCGTCGGGTGACGGGGAGCGGGGCCCGATGGGAGGCAGGTGCCCAATGGCGGAGCGTACGGTGCGGTAGTCAGCGCTGTCGGTCAGGAAGGGGTCAGGCATTCGGAATGGGCGTGGAGAGGCCAACACCAGGGCTCGGAATCGGGCCTGAGGTACACCAAAACCAGCAAGGTTGTGGATGCGGGCCCGCACAATGTAGTCGGGATCGAGCAATTTCTTCAGGGACTGAAAACGGTCTAAGTACTTATGAGCCAGCAACTCCGGCACATTTTCCATGACTATGAAGTCAGGGTTGAGACGGCGTGCGATGCGAGCAAAGGCGTCTACGAGGTGGTTGCGTTCGTCAGATTCCCGGCGAAGGCGCTTTCCGTGAGCGGAGAAGCCCTGACACGGGGGCCCCCCGATGAGAACCTTGGGGGCCCCCGAAACGAGGCCGAGGCTACTCAAGAAGTTGTCGATGTTGTCATCGGATGCCGCGACAACGGCCAGATCTTCTCGTCGCACCCGTACCGGCAGGTTGCGGTCGAACGTGTCGGCCGCGTGGGGGTCGAGGTCTGCCGCACCCGCCAGTCGGAAACTGTTGATAGAGCGCCCGATAGCTTCAAAGCCGGCAGCAAGCCCACCACAACCGCAGAAGAGGTCAATGACTTCGATCGGGCCGGAGGCCGGGGGGGCTTGAGGATCGAAGGCGGCGACAGCCTGCTCCGCTATCGCGCGGAGTGGATACCGAGCCCCTTCTCCGCCTTGGCCCTCTCGACTTGTGGCCAACGGTTTCGGCTGAATCTGGCTGGACGGGACAATTCTCATCAGGGCTGCTTCCGGTTGACGGGGTCGAAGAGGGGGCGTTGTTCGGGGAAGCCGACCGCGTCCAGGTGTTGCTTGATCAGGTGATCTGCAAACGTGCTTTTCTTGCGGCATGTCTGCTCGCAATAGGCTTGGTAGCGCTCATACTCAACAAGGCTGAGGCAGACGGTGATGCGTCGAGTGGTCTGGTGCTGTTTGCTCTCCGCAGGCATGGGTCGCTCCTCTCTCCCGGCAGTATAACAAGCCTGCACAAGATTGCGCAAAACATCTCAAAAGTGCGCACTCTTACGTCATAGTGCGCTATTCGCCGAAGGAAGCGAAGCGGGCTACTTCCACAACGTCGGCCACGAAGCTGTCGTGCTGAAGACGGATCTCTCGCCGGAGCTGGTGGCAGCGTCCATCGCAACCACCTCTGGGCTTCAGGGGCAGGTGCGACACAGCGGATCCTACCCGAACACCTACCGCTGGATCAGCTACGAGGTCTCCTCGACGGAGGCCCGACGCCGGGACTTCGGAACCTACACCCGATTCTCTATCGAAGTCCGGCGCCTGACATAGTCACCTCGATAGCGACGTAGGTGTAGCGGTCATCCTGAGTAGGGACGCTCCCCGTAGTCACCACTAGCGTGTGGTCTCCCCGATCCCACTCGCGGTAGACTCGGACATATCCCCACTCGACTGCGTAGAAGAAGGGGACTTGGCTGCTCTCCCAATCCCGACAACGGAAGTTGGTGAAGTAGCCCTGAGCGGAGGGGTTGCTCCAATCGCAGTGCTTCCCGGGCGTCCGGGAAGGGGTCGGGAGGGAGCGCATCCTTCCCCGGCCCTCCTTCAACCAGAGTGCCTCATCCCAGACGAAGGACTCTTCGTACTCCCCCTTGAGGGACGCCGTGAGAGCCTCGAAATAAGCCCACTCTTCGTCGGTGGATCGCTCAGGGCTGTAGAAGAGCTGGCTGTCGTTCCCAGGGTACAACGGCTCCGGGAGGAACAACCACTGAACCAGTGTCCCCCCTTCGTCGAACCTGTACTCCGTCTCCCCCGCAACCCCCATCCGAGTCTCCTTGTACCGGAGAATACCGGACTGGACCAGGAGAGGCGGGAGGCCCTGATGGGCGTGGCGGACCAGATGCTCGGAGGAGCCCAGCGGGGGCCCCATCATGTCAAAGGTCACGGGGCCCTTGTCACAAGCCAGGGTCAGCAGGCAGAAAATCGTCGGGGGAAGTCTCATCTCATTGCTCAGTAGTTCCCTTCCCTATACGAACCCGCCCAGGAAACTTTCCGAAGAAAGATTCCAAGAAACCTGTGGGCCCGCGTATATAGGGGGTTTACGAGCGGATAATTTCCAAACCCACGAGGCCGCGGAGGTTATCTACGGTGCCGCTGCTACCCCCCTGCTCCAGGTTGAGGGCCTTCCCTCCGGCGGTATCCTTGATGATAACCTTCACGAGGACCGGGACGGTCCCTTCAGCGGAGACGAAGAGAGTCGCCGCTGGACCTACGTGGACCCGCACCTGACACTCCACAACGCCCGAGACAGCGTCCACATCATCAAACGTGGCAGGTCCCGTGACCTGACAGCCGGCTCCATCTTGGAAGGAATCCTGCTTGCTAGGGCCGGCACCGTCGCCCCGCCCAAGGTCCATCCAGGTCGTCCGTCCAGGGACCTTGACCAGGATAGCAATCTCCGGAGCCCCAGGCCCGGGAGGATCGTAAGCGAAATCGTTGAGGAGAAGGCCCTTCACCTTGAGAGTGAATAGGGCTGAACCTTCGGCTGCAACCGGGGTACCCGAATTCTTGAACCCTACATCGAAGGCTCGGATGTAGATCCGGTCTCCAGTCTCCGAGCTGTAATCCGGCTGGTCTGCGGCGATATCAGAATCCCCTGAAGGACCGGAGGGACGCATCCCGGAGCTGTAGTCGTGCTGGGGGAAAATCAACACGCCTGCGCTGGGGAAAGCAGACGCCACCCCGTCCGAGAGGGGCGGGTTCCGATCCGGGAGACCCGCGACCTGAAGCTCTCCCGCAGGGATGGAGCTGAGATGGTTCCCAAGCTGCACCCAGGAACTCGTATCGTAGCCCGAGACCGCCGTAGTCCCCGCTCGTACAGGGACGTCAATCGCAGAAGAGGCCCCGCCGAGCCCTGGCCCCACCAGGAGAGCCTGATCTCCCGCCGACACCCCCGGGAAGGTAGCATCATAGCGGTAGACCTCATCAAGGAACCGCTCCTCTACGTCCTTCTGAGCCGTCTGAGTACCCGCCGCCGCAGTGGTCGCCGTCGCGGGGTTGGCATACACGGACTCATCGGTGCTGTGGAAGAGCAGGGTGTCCCCGTTGGTCTCCAGAATCGTTGTTCCATACACGGCCGTCGCCGCTGCGCTGTTCCCCAGGGGACGACGGATAAACATCCTGACCCGAGCATCCCTGGAGAAGCTGGGAGCCGAATCGTCCCCCGTGGGCTGGAAGCCTGTACCGGCGATCGTAAAATCAGCCTTGTCCGTGAGACCAGGAGGGGCGACCAGGGAGAAAGGACCGTCAGTGTCCCCGAGATGAGTCATGTTCATCTCAATCCGGCCTGCCTTGGACGTGCCTGTACCAGCGGGCACGGAAAAGGTCGTCCCCTGAGCGAACGGGCCCACCCAGAGGAAACCGACGTCAGGGCCTTCCAAGCCAGAAGAAGCGGGGGTCCCGTTCCCCACTCGATAGCTGCTATCCCAGACCCCCGTCGCCTCCATCGGGAGCGACGTGATCTTCCAGGGGTTGAGCTGGGTGGACGGGATGAAGTAGCTGACACCGCTCAACACCTGGACGTTCACCGGAGAACCCGGGTCAAAGGTGTAGACCGTGTTGACAAACACGGGAGCCGCCGTGCCGTCATCATCCTCGATATGAGCACCGCGGACGATGCGGTAGCTCCCCGCCGGATCGAAGGGCGAGGAACCCGTGGAGAGGTTGGCCGGAAGCTCCACGTTGGTCCAATTGACGATATTGGCAGACCATAGGGCACTGTCCGCAGGGGAGGTGCCGTCCACCACGAGGGCCTCAAAAGCGGCCTCCGTCTTGAAGTGGAGGAGCAGGAAGGAGCCGATATCCCGGGCGTCGCCGCCAGCTACCGTGGGGAACTCGAACCGCTGACGGAAACGAGCCAATTGGAAGGTCCAATAGGTCGTCTCAAAATCGGTGAAATCACCCGCCTGAGTGAGATCCGTCCCTGCATTGAGGGCGATTGTCGGCTTGCTGAAATAGCGAGTCCGCTCTGCCGTCGGTGTGAATCGCAACCCCGTCGAGGTGCTGTAGTCGTTCAGGTAGGGCAACCTGTATCGGAAGAAGTTGTTGTCATCCCGGTTGTCCGCCGCTCCCGCGAGTGTGGGAGCCGACGCGGAGGTAGTTCCCCCGAGGATATCGAAGCCCAGACGGGTCATGCCGACCGTCGTGTCCGCCGCCGGGGGGGAGACGCCACCCGTGGAAGAGACTCCCGTGTGCAACTCAGAGAGATCAAACTGACCTGTTGCTCGCCCAGGGAAGGTATAGGGATCAAAGCCGTCTGAAGTCGAGTCTCCCAGCGTGAACATCCCGCCCGGGTCACCGTCGCATCCAGAAACCTTCCCCGATCCAAGGGAGAGAGCGGCGATGCACCGAAGGTTCTGAGCCTGACCGGTGAAATCCGCAAGGGTTCCTCCGGCTGGGAAGTACAGGAGAGCCAACACGCCTCGATCAGCGGGGTAAACCGCGCCGCTGACTACAGCGTAGCTGTTCCCTGATCCGGGCTTCGGCATCACCCGAGCGGTCTCGATGACCGCACTCCCCCGAGTGAACCCGCCCTGATAAGTGTCCCCTGAACCCCCGCCCGTATAAGTCCCGTCCGCGACGTTGAAGGTGCTGTCCGTTGAGGGGTCATTCCCCGGCGTCGTGAAGCCGTCAGCGTACTTCGGGAGGACGTGGAAATAGGGGTAGATATCCGTGTCAGCGTTGGGGGCTGTTATGTCCGGACATGTCACCACACCATTAGCGACGAGGCCGGCGTCGTTCAGCTTCAGGACTCCCCAATCCGGGACACCAGAGAACGTCAGGTAGCTGAGATCCTTCCCCAGACCAGGAGGTCGGGGCGGAACCAGAGCAGCCAGCTCGTCAAAACCCTCCTGCGTGCTGTCTCCGTCAAAGGAGCCCGACTCGTCTTCCAGAGCGATGGCTGACGCCGCGTGAGCGGCTGTCGGGTCATCAACATGCCCGCTGACGCTGGAAACCCCGCCCGCGCTTGGGGCAAGGGAAACAGCCTCAACGCTGTCCTGGGCAGCGAGACCCGACCCGACCTGGAGGTCACCGGGGTTGTTACTACGAGGCATCAGCTACTCACCGTCAACAAGAGGTTGCGAGTCCGATAAACCGCGGCACAGGTTCGGTTACCTGAGTCCACGAATCGGACAGTGTTTTCCTCGTCCAACTCTGCAAGGCGACTGACCACCACCAACAACACCTCATCCTTCCGGAAGAGCAGCGAGTCCGCCGTCGCTCGGGCCAGGAAAGGAATGAAGACCTTGTGGCGGACGACTCCGCTGAGACCCTGGGCGAACGCGGTAGGCCGGTAAGAGGAGGTGTCCGAGACCTTGTACATTGCCCGGAACTCAACATCCTTGTCCGCAGACGAGAACGTGAAGTTCCCGGTGCCGTCTACAGGAACCAGCCCACGGAGGTTGAGCAACCCTGTCTCTGCGTTGAAATCGTCAATGGAGATGTTGCTCGTCGCCGCGAAGTACCACTCACCTGGGAAGTTGCTGGTCCCGTCGTCGTTGACGGGAATCTGATCCAGGGGAGCCAGATACGGGTAAGGCAGATCGACCGACCCCATCCCTACCTGACCCGTCCACAGCCCCTCGGACATAACCAGAGGTTCTACCGTCAGGGGATCCGGAAGCTCGCTCATCGGAGCGTTTCGAGTGCCCACAGTTTGAGGTGCGTTGCTACGGAAGTAAACCCCGACCTGATAGCCGCCCCCGCTGGCACCATAGTTCGGGACCGGGTCCTGAGCGAAATACGTGATCTGGCAGAGGGTCTGCCCCGCTCCGGAGAGAGGATCCTTGGACGGTGATCCACCCGCAGTGTCGAGCACGATCTTTCGGCTACTCGACCCGTACTCGGTAGACGCAGCGGCTACATCATGTGCCTGAGAAGCCACCTGATCCGTAACCCCCGTGAGGTGAGACCCTGACCCGTAGATCCGGCGAAGAGGGTGGATGTTGGTCGTGTCCCGTGAGACCACCGTGTCCGTGATAGGGGTACCTGATCCGAAACCGGTCCCGGGGTCGTTCGCTATATACTCCAGCCCGACCTCACGATAACCGCTACGGAAAGTCGGGCTCAAGAGATTCTCCATGTCGCCGGGGCGTTGGCTGGTGGCGTTCTCCAGAACCGGACCACGAGGCCAGGGGCCAGCGTCCGGGCTCAAGGTCACGTCCGGGGTATCCGTGACGCCCACACCCATCGGGTAGGTCAGCTCAACCTCAAGGAAGACCCGCCGCTGAGAACCAACGTCCGAGCTGGTGCCCACCATCGCATGATCAGGGTTCCCAGAGTCGCCCCCGTTCACCTGAACCTCATTAGCGTCCAGAGTGAGCTGGAGATGACCCGTCCCGACCCCGGTGATGGACTTGAACTGGACCGCCTGATCTACAGCGGTGGTGTAGTGCCCGTCATCATGCCACGCCCCGAGAACATCCGTAATCATCGTCCCTGGAGGAGCGAAATCAAGAACACTCGCGTTGTGACCAGGACCGGGGCCCGAGAAGGTCGCGTTCGCGGGATCAAAAGCCCCCATCGTGGAAGCATTCAACTCCGTCAAGTCCAGGTTGAGAACGTCGCCCTCACCCCAGCCATTCCAGGCTCCATTCGCCTGGGCCACATACTTCCCAGGGTATGTCCCTGAGTCATAGGAAGGCACGAACTCGAAAACCACCCGCTCGACCACCGCCTGATCAGCAAATCGTCGAGCGACGTGATCGAAATTCCGGATCGTGTCACCGCGAGTTGTCGAACCGCTCGTGGGGTTGTTTCCGCCGTGGGTCGTGTCTCGGCCAATCTGATTGCAGACCAGGAACTTCGTGGACACATCACCCGAGCCTGACCCGAGGGTCTGCTTGTCCGAAGCGTCCACAGCCCAGGTAGCCGTCTGCCCGTCAAGGAGACTCTGCATCTGGAATTGCAGCTCAGCGGCGAAGTCAAAGCCCATCGCCGCGACGTGCCGCCGGAGGTCAAGGAGGTCCCGGCTGTTAATCGCGTCCGAGAAGGCGCCGTCAGGACGATCGGACTCTCCCACCGCAATGACACCAACCTGAGGATTCGTGAACCCCGTGTGCGTGCTGGGGAGCCCTCCGTTCGCGTTCGTCTGCGGATCCCAACCTGATCCAGCCCCCCCGTTGTAGGAGTTGTTCCGCCGGAACACGAAACATACCGGGATGGCGTAGACGAAACCATCTACCGTGCCCAGAGCACTCGCCGCAGTGGAGGAACCATCACCCGCGACCCACAACCCGCTGTCCTCTCGATCATAGGCGACAGCGGAGCTGTTGGAGCTGGTAGAAGACAGGTCCGCGGCGACAAAGGGATAGCCAGCGACCGGGCTGGCTTCCGCCCCTTGAGCGAGAATCGCGGTGTTGGAGAAACCCTCGGGCTGTGTCTTGTGGTTGACCGCGATGGTCTGACCCGTCGTGCGAAGCCGATACTGGACCTGCACCCGCTTGGTCGTCTCCGCGTCCACCACCGTGTCCTCGATATCATCATCAAGCCACACGCCGCTGGGAGAGTCTACATTGCCGTGCCGGTAGATCTTGTCCTGAGCAGGCTTGTTCGCCGTATCAGAACCCCCAGCCAGAGTCGCCCCGGATAGGACGAAAGCCGTCGCATCGCTAGTCGCCAGAGTGATCGAGTTGCCGGCGGCGCCTGGGGTCGCGGCCTTGACGGTGACCGTGTCCGTTCCGTTGGACGCCGCGGTCACCGTCGTGATGTAGGTCCCGATAGCCGAAGCGAGGTTGGACGCCGTCAGAACATCCGACGCCCCAATCAAAAACTCGTTCGCCCCGGGAGCAGCAGCCCTCGCCGTCAGCACAGTCCCGTCAATGGTCGTTGTGTCCCCGTCGTCCATATTGGAGGTGACCGTCTGAATAGTCCCGGACGCCCGAGGGGACCGAGAAACCAGGGCTCGCCACACCTCCAAGAAGACAAAATCTGTCCGCTTCACGTCCGGGGCTGAGCCCCCGAAGACCGGAGCCGAGTCCAGGGTGATCAGGTTGTCTCCGCTCGTGGTGGTCCCCGTAAACTCAACCACCACAGGCATCCCGGCGACTACAGCGGTCCTCCTCGTCATATGGAAGGCGTCAACCGCAAATCCGGGATCCGCAGGAAGATCAAAGCTGAAATCGGCGTACCCGTTGTGTCGAGTCTGACCCCTGAGCCAACCCGAGGGATGCTGCCATTGGCGGAGCAAGCCCCGAACCTCTTGAGCGATATCCCCCGGGAGGTTCAAATCCGCGTCCAAGACCGGATGACCCGCCTGCATCACCACGGCATCGAAGGACCGCTCCCCTGCGGGGAGATGCCGCGATACATCTGATCCCGAGAAATACTTATCGCGGTTCGCCACGTAGCCTCCGAAGGACTCGACCTTACCTGCTGCCTGCTATAGAGCGCCTACCGGAAGAGGACTACGATTCGCCTTCATTGGTGACCCAGAAGTCTCGGGTCAGCATAGAAGCTCGCCCCTCAGACATGCTTATGGCTTCCTTTACCCGCAGGCCGATCCCTGACTTGAGCGTCTGCGAACCCTGCTTGAGACGATGAAGGTTCAAATACACAATCTCTTGCGCGGTCACGTCCACGAACCCAACAAGAAGCTGGGAAGGGTCGTCCGCGAGGAGGAGGCTATGACCCTCAAGGGCTCTCGCCCTCATCGTCTTCAAGTAACTATCCAACGAATCAGGCCGGATAACCGCTCGCCAGTCCGAATTTGGGTTCCGCCCTGTGTCTATGTCGTCTGAAGGCAGGGGATCCCCGGACCAGAAGGCTTCCGTCAGAAGGAACGCCCGTCCAGCCGGGTACCGGATTGCTTCCCGGATTCTTTGAGCTTGGGAGCCCGCCGGCTCATCGTCACCGCCTCCCCATCCCTTGATGTATCGAAGGCCCACCTTGAAGGACTCGCCTGTATCCTTATCCACGAAGCCAATATGTCGAGTCCGAGGGTTATCCTCGCTCTCCAAGGAGGCCCCCGCCTCTACCCGAAGCTTGATCTCCGCAAGAAACTCGTCGAAGGAGTAGAACTCAACGATCCTACCCAGATCAAAGACACCGTGCCCTTTTTTCATCTCTCTTCCCTCTATGCCTGGGCACATTACCCGAGATACTCGTATAAGAGCGTGACCCTCAAACCGAGCAACCTTTGACACCGCTCCAAGAACTCTGCTGCCTCGTAGGATTCCCGGCCAGCATCGACCGAGACCTGCTCATCACGAGAGCCGTGAGCCGACACTGCGGAGGCAACCGTGTTCCCTAGCCACGACCTGTCCGGTCTCTATGGCTTCCTCTCCCCTTCCCAGGGTCAGCAGTTGGCAGCCCTGGAGAAGGACTACCGGAGGCTCCTCGCAGCCGCGGAAAAGGACCGTCAGATTCTCCTCGGCGTGCTCGACACCATCGGAGTGCGGCTGGACGAGCTGGTCCCGGACCCCGAGGTAGCCAAGGCCCGGGTTCTCCACTATATGAACCTCTGGAAGGAGGATAGGGCAGACTCCTCCCGATGGCAGGAGATCGACCAGGAAGACGAATCGACGTGGCCCCCGAACAACGAGTGGACTCTCAACTGGAACGAGAGTGAGTGGTACGTCGAGGTCCCCGGGAATTTCCGAGGGATGGTGGACGAGTCCCCTGAACACTTCCACGGGATCAAATACCTCATCCTCTCCTTCCACGGGAAGGTGCCCGGTGGATCCTGAATCCTGGCCCGCCGCCCTCCCCAGCGGCAGCACCTACGCCAATATCCAACATCCGGTACTCGCCCGAAGTCAATCGCACAAAGAGCCCGTGAGAGCGATCCTAGGCCCCTATCGGCGGGGTGAGCTGGTCGTCCCCGACTACCAGAGGGGGCGAGTCTGGACGCCTCGACAGCAGGCGGAATTCACGGGCTTCCTGCTGGAAGGCGGACCCGTCCCCGCGATCTTCATCCGAGACGTGGACACCGACGATGGGTTCCGAGACGAGCTGGTAGACGGGCAGCAACGGATCCTCGCCCTCATCGCGTGGGAAGATGAGAAGATCCCCGCGATCCTGCCCTCGCAGAACCGCTGCATCTGGAAGCGAGATATGGAGTGGCCCGGCTGGAGGATGAACATCTGCCTACCGGTTGGCCGTTTCCGAGGAACCCGAGCAGAAGCCATGAGCCTCTACCTCGCCATCAACACCAAGGGGACGCCGCATACACAAGCGGAACTCGACCGGGTTCGGGGAATGTTGGAAAAGGAGAGGTAACTCTTAGGGGGTTGGTTCGTATACCCCATTAACCTGGAGTTGAACATGTCCCCCCGACTCATCAACCTCACCAAGAGAATTCTCCGGGCGCGTTCCGTCATCGCGGCGGACGTGAATCGGGCGAGTCCTGAGAACGACCTCCTGAGAGGGGTCGCTGGGAGCCTGTCTCACCTCACCCGGGATATCGCGACCCTGACCGTTCTCATGGAGAACGAGGGTGCCGCCTGGGAGGAAATCCTCGCTCATCTGGAGAACAGCTCGTGACCGTCGAACGTTTCGTCAAGTCTCCTGGGGAAGCCCCCTCCACCACCCTCCCCGACGGCTCCACGATGACCGTCTACGGCGACCACACGCCCACCTGGGTCCGCCTCCCGCCGGACCTGGGAGGCGCCCGAGTGGCCGTGACCCACGCCCGGGAAGTGACGTGCCCCATGATGGGCTGCGGGAGTCACCGGGGCTTCGTTACCTCCGCGCCCGCTCCCAGGGACGGGATGATCGCCTTGGTGGAATGCCCAGAGTCCTCCCGGATCTTCTGGGTTCGGGTTCAGTGAGACTCGCCTGGAGTCTCCTCTCGGAGGCTGAGACGTGAACCTCCCAGACTTATGCGAAGCCCTCGGGATCCCTTATTCTCCGGACACCGCCCATCGTACCGAAGACAAGATGTGGGAGACCCCCTGGGATGGGAAGCAGCTCCACGGGGCTTGTGAGGGCGGCCTGAGTCGTGAAGCGGACCTCTTTCACGATATCGGACACTGGCTAGTGGCGTCTCCTGACCGCCGACACCTCATCGGTTTCGGTCTAGGACCGTCCTACGACGGAGCTGGGGGGGATCAAAAAGACGATCCCCTCTTCAAAGCCTATGTCCTGGTGGAACCGGAAGTCCAAGCCTCCGCCGTTGGAATCCTACTCCACGCACAACAGGATCCAACTCAGGCCGGCTTCCATGCCGACGAACATGGCTGGTTTGACCCCGGGGATCGCTGGACAGATCTCCGAGAATCTATCCGGAAAGAGATCCCGGAACGAGTCCTCGTGCTCCTAGAATCCGCTGGTGTGGAGATTGACTGGTCCTGCATCGATTTCAGGAAGTCAACCCCTCCTCAGTGACCGTGAATTCATCCCGCTCCGTCACCTCGTTCATCTCCTTGGAGTCCGGTGCATACTCCTTGGGGAGACCCTTGACCTTCAAACGGTCAATCCCATCCCCATCCACGAACACCTTGACGACCCGACTGGAACCCCAGACCCCGAGTAGTTCCACGGCTCCAAGGAAACGACAGATCTTCTGGACGGTCTCGGGTCTCCCCGAGATTTTCAAGTCCACCGTCTCGGTCTCCTGAGCCTGACGACGAAGCCAATGGCCGGCAACACGAGAGGATGAGGGTTTGGACACGGTAACCTCCTGTTCCATCCAGGAACATAGAGGGACTACCACCTCAAACGAAACGACCTAGCTCGTCCCGTGACGACAAGCAGAGCAGGTTTTCATGCCTGGGATATTAGGTTTTCCCTACCCGCTACGTCAAGTGATTTTAACCCGAGCTGATCCGCCACGTAACCCCGAAACGAGCCGTTGCGGCGATCGTGACGACCCCGTGGGTCAAGTAGTTCGCGAGGATATCGTAGTTGGTGAGGTCCACCGTCGTATCCCGAGTCGGGTAGGTGTCCGGGTTATGGTTCTTCACCGCGACGTTGGAGGAGATGGTGGACAACAAGCCCATCTCATTGAGAGGGCCTACAGCCTCTCCCTCCCCGAACGAGACCGTATAGTCCACGATGTTGGTCGGGTAGCTGACCGCTGCCCCATCAGTATCCCGATAGACGACGGAGCTGAAGGCTTTCCGGGCGATCTCAGCGTTGAGCTTCCGCTGAGCCTTGTCAGGAGCGTCAGGGGACAGCAGGGCTCCTGTAGCCCCGGTACCCACCGCCAACATGTTGATCCCGTTGGTTCGACTGGAAGGATCCTTGAGGAGGATCGCGGCTAGGATGCCGGCGTCGTGGGTGATGAGGTTCCGCTTGTGGAACTTGTGGAGGGTTCGCCCGGTCTTCGCATCCCAGGCGTGGAAGAACACCTCCCCGATCTTCTGACCCGGAGCCGGGTCAGCGTAATGGAAGTGGAAAGCCATCGACACGTCATCGCCGCCGGGCTTCATCTCGTCGTAGTGAATGATGTTGCTCATAAAGTCCTCGATGCCACCTTACCGGGGCCTCAGTTAGCTGCTTCCACGGAACCATCCGTGATCGTCGGAGCGTCCACGGCAGCCCCACCGAGAAGAACGAATTCGCTGCCATCCAGAGCGACCCCGCCCGCCAGGAGACTCTCCTGGTTGAGAGCGACGAGCCCCGGACCCCAGGGGGCCGCTCTGGAGTAGAGCCCGGCACCGTCCGTGATTCGATACGCGGCAGCCCCGTTGCCTTCCGCCCCTGCGGTGCCGTTGCCCCCATCGACGGTCGCCGGAGGAGCATTGTCCGTCCCCAGAGCGACCGTGTCCTCAAGAGCCGTCTCACTCCCAACATCATTGGCGTCGGTCAAAACCGACCGGATCTTGAGATCCCAGGAGACCCGCTTTCGGGTGGGGCTCCGGGTCGATTGACCGGAGTGCTGAGCATTGGGCCAGAGGAGCATGGTGCCTGGGCCCAGAGTCCCTCCGGTGTACACTCCCCCAGAGCAGAAGAACAGGCTCGTTTGCTGGTGGCTGTTGTCCAGGCTGTCCTGAATCAGGGCATCTGACTTGACCGCCTGTTCGGTAAACTGCGTCCCCTCCAGCGTGATCTCAATCAGCCCCTCACCGATAGCAGGACCATCGCAGAGCATAGAGAGGAGTCCTTCCTCCCCCCCATCGTCCGCCTCAAAGAAGTCCAGGGATTCATAGCGGGCGTCGGGGTCCTTCGTCTGAACCGTCCGATAGGGGTCGTTCAGGATGAAATCCATGTCCCCGAGCGTGTCGTTGGGGTCGTTGACCCGCGACCCGTGCTGGACCTCCGTGGTTGTCGTTCCCAGCTCGCTCTTGGGGAAGGGGGGAGTCCCCTCGTTCAACCGGGTGACCGTTTGATGGAAAGCCTGCCCCTGGAGGTACGTGCTGGTAACCGGACCCCCAGGAGCGAAAGTCACCGTCACCCCGGAGGTGGGGTCAGTCAACGCCGTCGTCAGGGTGATCGTCTGGGCGTCCGCGTCGAAAGTCCAAGCGGAGGAACTGAGTACGACCCCACCCGCAGTCACCGAGAAGACCCGACTCGCGTTGATGTGGGCGGGGCGGAGGGAGACCAGGGTGGCAGTCAAGGGAGTGACTACCACGGTCTCCACCGACACATCTGTCCCCAGCTCGCCGCTGTGGATGATGTTGCCGCGGTTGAGAACCATGTGGTGCGGCGAGATGAAGTCTTCTGTCGGATACTGGTAGATCCGGTAGCGGACTTCTTTCCATCTCTGCTGGGTAATCGAGCCCGCCCCTAAAGCCCCCCAACGGACCATTCCGAAGGACTCGCTGGACCGCGGGAGGTCCCGGTACTCTACGTTGATCCACGCCGCGGAAGGCTCCGTGGTCTCCGTCGCGAAGTCCCCATCATACCCTGAAGGCAGGTCCATATCGGGGCGGAGGAGACTGACTCCCCAGGCCGGATCCCGATGGAGACGGAGACGAATCGGGCTCCTCCAATCCATTTCCTGAAGCGTGGCTGCCGTAGAGGAGTTGACTGCGTCGGTCCCGTCCGTCCGGGGTAGCCGCCAATGGTCAATATCCCCCGGCGTTGTCCCTACGAAGATGCCGAGAGTACGCTTGGCGGTGGCGGGAGGAAGCTCTTGGACGCTGAAGGAATCGACGTCCATTGAAAACGCCGTGTCGGCCCCCATCGCACCCACAAACGCCATTGTATCCGTGGTCGCGAGGGTAAAATCGGTGAGCGTCGCCGTCCCCTGGAGGACGTCGTCCACCAGGAGGGAGACCACACCCGTCGTGGGATCCGCCAACACTCGATAGACGTGATGAGCCGCATCAGTCCAGTCAAAGCTGAAGGTCGCGATCGGGGTCCCGTCGCTGTGTAGGATCACCCTCGCCGGGTTGGCGAGGAAACCCACGGCTACCGTCCGAGCCGCTGGCGCGGTGCCTACCTCCGCTCCCCAGACAGGCCCCATTTCATCAGACCCGTTCGCCGTGTAGCTGAGCACGGCAGCCCGAGCCTCGATGATCCGACCTCCGCTGGCTGGGGTTTTCAGGTCGGAAAACCATGTCCCCGTCTGACCGACGACCTGGGTAATCCTGATGAGCGAGTTTTCAGCCGCCGCCGTGATATCCAAACCCGTAGCCGCGGTCCAACCGGCTCCCGCTGGTGTCTCAAGCCCGGAGAGAGACGCCTCGCTCAAGGTCAGGAGAGATCGGGTGGAGCCCGACTCCTGGTAGAGCAACGTCCCGAGCTGAACCTTCCGAGTCGCGTCGTCAATAACGAGGGTGGCGTCCCCCGGAGCGGTCCCGCTGTCCAGCCAGAAATGAGCATCCAGATCGAGATACCTGGGTGCTGTCAAATGAGGCTCGACCCGACCATAGCCAAACGTCGTGGCCCCCCCCGAAGACCCTCTCAGGAGAAGTGTATCCCCGGAGCTGTCGATCTCCGAAGTCCCGAAAGACTGCGTGATGAACCACTTGTTGTTGCTGTCGTTCTCGGGCTTGGCCCCCATCTCTGCCGCGACGACCACCCCTCGGGAGTGGTAAGTGGTCGCGTCCGGAGTCACCCCGTATCGACGGAAAGCCCACCGAGATCGGCTCTTCGCCGCTTCAGACAAAGACCCGAAGAAGAACTGCCCCTGGTCTCCCGTAGGGAGGAGCAACCCGGTCTGAGCAGGAAACGCGGTCGCAGAAGATAGGCTCGCAGCTTTTCCCGCCAACTCCCCCGCGATATGTAGCTCCGCCTGTCCGGTCTCCGGGGTCGCCGCCAACCGAAGCGTCGTGAGGGTGCTGGACCAGTCCGTCTCAAAATAAACCGTAGGGTTGTCATTCCCCCACAGCTTGTAATCTGCCGGGAAGGACGACTTCAGGACCACCGTGCTCGTCCCGTTCGTCAAATGCGAAATCGAGCTGACGGTGTAAATCCCAGCTTGGTTCCCCGAGAGTACCTGAAGCCGAGTGTCCTCCGCGATGTTCTGAGGGAGGAGGCTCGTCGTAGCGGAGAATGTAGTCGCCGCCGTGATTTCTACCTGGACCCCCAACCCGATCTGCCAAGAAGCCACCAGATCGGGCCTGGAGGCGTCTTTGAGCAGGCCGATATGCTTGACCCCGTTAACGTCGAGACAGCCCGCCAGGAACAAGCTCAGGCTGTTGTGGAAGCCAAAACCGACACCGCAGAAGACCCCGGTAGCCGTGTAGGACTCCACCAGGATTCGAGCAGAATCCGTGACCGAAGAAGAATAGGAGAAATCCCCCTCGCGGTGATAGACAGCGGCGGTCGTCGCCCCCTGATCATCAACGATCCAGGTCTTGTCTGCGAAGTTCCCAGACCCGGACTCCGTCCCCGTAAGACCCCACCCTGAGGATTGCGGGTCGTCAGGGCCTTCAAACGCAATCGCGACTCCCGGAGGAGTCCGGGTCATGTCGTGGAGTCCCGCCCTATGGGGGTCCCGGTTGAGCAAGAGCGTAGAGGAGTTGAGTAGAGCACTCTGCTCCCGCTCAAATCCCATATACCGGTGTCCGATGAACTTGGGCTTCTTACGGGCCGGGGGGCCTAGGACCACGCTCATCGGGAAGCGGTTGGACTTGGCGACTCCGTTTGGAGAACTCGTTGAGGTGGTGTTTCTGCCCTGGGGATGATCCCACTGATTGAGAACCAGCCCGAGCGTGTTGAGTCCAGAGAGCGAAATCAAAGGAGTCTGGAACCAAGTGTAATCCACCTGGACCGTCATCTCCCCGATCGGCATTCTCGGGATAGGGGTCGCCAGCGTCACGAGACCCGTATACGGGTTGATCTGGCTGATGGTCACCGCGGTTCCGTTGACCCGGACAGTCACGTCCTCTTTAGCAGCAGGGGTTCCATCGCCCCACCCCTTCACTAGCGGGCCCCGCTGAGTCTGCAATGTGGAGAGAGCGAGCCCGTCATCCCCCGTGAAAGTCGTAGTGCCGCCATGAACGAAGTTCCAGGCGGAGGAGAACACCGTCTGACTGCTGGTGAAGTCGAGGCTCTTGAGGGGGAGCTGAGTCACCCCGTGCGTGACCCCCAGGGTGAACTGACAACCCGGAGAGATAGTCGGAGAGCCGTCTAGAGCCGTAGAGGCTGCGGAGAGAAGAGGGGTGTCGTTGAAAAGGAAGCCGAAGAGGGACCCCTTCTGATTCCGAACGACCGTGATCTTGGACTGGTTACTGGACCAAGCCGCCGGCACCTGCGCTGTGTAGGAACCGCTAACGATATCCAACACATCGACACTGCTGACCCGCTTGAGCGAGATGCTGAGCTGGACCGATCCGTCTGAAACTATCCAGGTCCCGAGAGTCGTGTCCCCCAGAGCGGGGCTGTAGGTCGCGGAGGTTGGGTCGATGACCAGATCGACCCGGTAAGAGGACCCCGCCTGAATCTTCCCCGTCGTGTCTTGGAAGCTCCAGCCATAGGTGTCCCCTTCCGCTTTTGTCAAAAGCAGACCTGAGACAGCCACCGCTGACGACCCGACGCCGACTTCCACCCCCGTGAATCCTGTCGCCGCTGTAGGGAGCACGTCACCGTCATAGTCGATCGCTGTCGCGGGACCGATCTCCGCCGTGTAAGCGGCGGTCGTCTGCCCTTTCACCGTCAGGACAACTTGATCGGCCTGAGGCTGGTCTACCTCGGTGACCGCGAGAGTCACCGGGTAGCTGGAGGTAAAGACATAAGCGGAAGTCGTCTCGATACCGGGAGAGAACTCCGTCTCCGTCAGCATGTCCTGACTGAAATCTACCTGGAGGCTGTCCCCCGCGGTCGGGGTGACCGTGAACGTCGGAGTCGAACCCAGGGAGTAAAAACTCGCAGTCCAGACCGAGTCTACCTCGTTATCTGAGAGATCCGTGACCCCCGAAACAGCGATAAGATAGCTGCCGCCCAGAGTCGTCCCTGAATGGGTCACGATGACGCTGGTGTAGCCGCCATAGGAACCTTTCACCCCGCCGGCCACACTCGTCGCTGTCGCAGGTGCTCCGAGGGTCGGCGTGAAGGTGTAGTTCGTGGCGTCCTTCAAAACGGCGTCGTCTTTCATCTCTTCGGAGAAGAAGACTTCAACCCGGGAGCCATCGAGTGACTGAGCCGACGTGACCCGAGGGCTCGTAATATCCGACGAGCCATAAGGACCCGTTCCGTAAGGGCTGCCGCCGTATCCACCACCAGGAGGATAGGGGCTCCGCGGGAGCAAGGCTCCGCCATAAGGCGAGAAGCCATATTCCGGGCCGCCGTAGCCATACCCTGCTGGTGGGCTCGGGATATAGAGCCCGCTGACAGGATCAATAGGCATCAGTCAATCCGGAAGAGTAGCTCGAAATAGGTACCTGACCCGTTGAAGGCGCCATTGTCCGACGCGAAGCTAGCCGTCCAGCGGTCTCCATCGGAGAAGCTCAGGTCAGCCGCGTTTGCGGTCAACGTTACCGGGGTCACCGTCGCTGGGCTCAACGTGTTCATATCGAAGGGGGTGGCATTGAGAACCGTGTTCCCCGTCGCTTCGTTGGTCACCGACAAGTCGTAGGCTCCCGTTGAGTTGACAGTCTGCATGTAGACCGTCACCCGCACCAGCGTGCAATCCCAGGAGACCCACCCGCGATGGTTCACCGTGGAAGCGGGAGCCGGAGCTACGTTGAACTGGAAGGGGATCTGATAAGAAGAGACCGCCTCCGGGGTGGCATCGCTAGCCGCTCGGAAGTACAGGGCTCCCTGCTGGAGGCCCCCAGACCCGTCGCTGACGAAAATAGCTCCCTTCCCGGCAGCCGTCGTCGGGGCCGCCGCTTCGTCGAAGATCAATCCCGTGGGATCAATCAAGCCCGGGACCGTCAGCTTGCCCGTGACCGCATCATAGACGAGGTCATTGACCCCGTTCCCAATCGTGACCTGCTGGGTGCCAGAGCAGGACATGTCCACGAAGGTCGGGTAGGTGCCCGCTGTAAAGGTAGCCCCCCCGGCGACCGTAAAGTCACCCAGAGCGGCGTTGACACCGGCATCGGCGGAGAGGAAGAAGACCTCCGCCGTAGAGCCCAGGGCGACCGTCGTTACAGTAATGACGCCAGCGGCTTCAGCAGCCGTGAGCCCCTTGAGAGCGGAGAGCTTGGTCACCACCTGAGCCAGCGTATCCGCTGAGTCCAAGCTCGCGGTGACAGCCCCCATGCTCGTGGCGAAGGTCACATCCCCGGTGACCCCGATGGGATCTGCCGAAGCGGCATTCGCTTCCAAAGTAGCCGCCGTCGCCGCCGTGGGATCCACCAGACGAACCGATGAAGCGGTCGATCCGGTCAACTCCTGACCGGGGACAAGGAACAAGGTTCCTGCGTCGCCGCCATTCGCCGGGTCGTAAGCTGCGCCCGCGATCAGATACAGGTCCGCGGCGTTGGGTGGGGTCGCGTCCGGAAGGGAATCCCCCCCTTGAAGGACCAGATTCCCGATATCCGAGCCGGAGACGCCGCTCTCCGTCTGAATCAGCAAGTTGTAATTCCGAGCCAGGACTTCCTGGCTTCGTGCCTGGATTCGGGCGTTCCCTTCCGCGTGGGCTACATCTGCGGGGATGACTGCCCAGCCCAGGGAGATCTGAGGACCCGCTCCGTAGGGGTTCGGGTCAAGAGAAATCTCCGGCTTGGTCAAAGCCCCGAGCGAAACCGCTCCCACGACCTCCAAGCCGCCGTCGGTGTTGCCGGCAGGCGGGGGATCTGAAGGGCTAGCGGCGTCTACGATCTGAACCGCCCCCTGATCCGCGATGATCGTCCGCCCACCACCGGAAGCCGCGACGCCATTGTCATAGGCGTCATCCAACGAGGTGACCAGGACGGAGAGACCATGAAGTTCATCCAGGGCGGCCTGGACCTCCGCCGCGGTCATCCCCGTGGTGCTGTTGTCGTAGAAGAGGGTGCTAGAGAGTACCGTCGCCGCGATGGTGGGCGAGCCTGTAGTAGAGACCCCACCGTGATAGGTAGAGCCCGCGTGGAGGGCTCCAGTCCCCGAGACGCCCGTGTCGTCAATGGTGATGGACCCGTCCACCCAACACCAGCGGAGACGGGCTCTCACGTCCCCGGAGATAGCTCCCCCGCTCGGGTGAATCGCGAGCGGAGTCCCCGTCCCGTCCATCTCAATCCGCGTATACTCCAAGAGGAGCAACTCCGCTGACGACTGGATGCCCGTAGCTCCCGTTCCGCTGGTCTGAACCAGACACCCCACCATCGTACAGGTGGCCGAAGCGTCCAGGGCGAGGTTGATATCAGCTCCGCTCGGGCCCTTGAACTTGCAGCGGTGAAACTCCGCCGTGGTGCTGCTGCCCGTCTGGGTATACGCCAACCGATCTGCGGCCCCACCCGACGCGAATTCGATCCAGCAGTCGTGGGCCAGAAGAGATCCCCCGCTCAAATCCAGAGCGGGACCCTGGCTAGCTGAAATCCCATCCTGAACAACATGGCAGCGGTAGAGGACCAGCTCCCCCGCCCCCGACTTGTCCAGCGTCGCGGATGCCGAGGTGTTGACATTCTCCAGGGTCAGCCCCGAGACAGAACAACGATCCCCGCTGTTCGTCAGTGGAGCTGTGTGCAACCCCCGAAGAGCGGCGACGTTGTTGTCCTCGTGTCCCTTCTGATTCCCAGGCCACCCAACGAGGTGAACGTGGGCCTTCAGGGTGAGATCTTCCGCGTAGACACCCGGCCGGATGGCGATGACGTAAGGCGAAGCCAGGGTGGCTCCTGCCGTGTCCGCGGCATCAATCGCCGCCTGAACCGTGCTGTGATCCGCGTACCCGGTCGCGGATCCATCCACGTACAGGATCTTCCCCGAGGCCGACACCGACTTGCAGAAAGCCAGGAGCGTCTGAAAGTTGGCGTTCTGCTCGTTGGTCCAACCCTCGGTGTCCACGTCTACCGGGATCGTTCCCGTGCCATCCCGCCGCTCACCAGCAGCGACCAGCTTGAGACTTCCAAACACCGTCAGAACACGCAAGCGGACATGCTGCGTGCTCTCGGAGCCGAGCCCGGCGTCTACCGTCAGGCGGACCAGATAGGGGCCTTCCTTGTCCGCGACGAAGCCGCCCGGAGACACCGCAGTGACGTCCCCGGAGAACGTCGCTGTGCTGCCCTCAGGCACGAAAGCGAGGGTCCAGGCGTAGGTGGTCGCGGAATCCACCGAGGAGACCGTGACGGTATCTCCAACGCCTACATCGTCGCGGCTCTGCCCATCAAGCTGAGACAGCCCGTTGACCAAACTACGGATGTTGGCGGCCATGCAGCTCCTCAACCAGTTTCTACTCGCTGGGGGCTATAGGCGGACCATTGACCAGCAGGAGTAGGGTCACATATGAACGCCCAATTCCACGAGCCACTCTGAGAATTTCAGAGCCCGAGTCGTATTCTCCTGTAGAGAGGCATCGACATGACCTGCCAGGGAACGCTGAAAGAAACTCTCCGGGTTCAGACCCGGCTACTGGAAGAGCTACACCGAGCAGAGAGGGAAACGGACAAGTGGTTCCCCCACCAGAACAAGGGACAGTTCTGTGCCCTCGTCAGAAACTCGCTGGAGGCGGCTGAGGCGATCCTCGGTCCTCATGACCCGGTCATGGCGGGGGCCTGGACCATGTTCGACCAGTACGCCGGGATCTACAAGAGGGGCGGCTAGATATAGAACTGAGCCGACACGTCTTCCGCCGAGACGACCTTCGGTACCCGCATCCCGAGCCGGTCTACGGTCACCTCATACGCTTGCCCTGTCCCCACCGCGGGCATTCTCTTCCGCAACCGGAGAATGCTGGGGGCCGCTCGAACCTTGGTAGCGGGTCCAGATGCCGTCCCTACCGGACCACCAGACGCCCCCAGGAGCGTCTTGAGGAGATAAGTCCCGATGTTGGCCCCAGCCGTGAAAGTGATCGTCTCTCCCTCCACAGCCTGTCCAAAATCCTGGGAGGCGTCTTCGATCACGTCCTCCGTGACGGTCGCTGTCCCGGTCAAGCCGGTAGGCGAGGTCGTGTAGCTCCTCGCTGTGCTGTCGTTACCCGCTGGGAAGACGAGTACATCGCGGACCTCATAGCGGCCGATATTATCCCCTGCCGAGAGCACCAGGAGAGCGTCGGCGGAGATGCTGGTGAAGTCCCGGGAGGGATCCGAGAATAGAGTCCGATCCGTGTGCGTCTCCCCCGCCGTCCCCGTAATGGACTTCGCCCCGTAGCAGTAACCCCGGAGATCGTCGTAGTAATAGTTCTCGACGGTCCATGAAACCGTGTCCGTGAACACATCTCCGAAGGCATCCCGGAACAAATGCCTGTACTCATAGAGAGTGTGGGCAGGCTTAAGAGCCTTCAGAACCAGCCGGACGTTCTCCTGAAGTATGATCGGGTCCTCTTCCGGCCACTCGGTTCCACCCTCCCGCTCGACGTTCACCTCAAAAGTAAATTGGTCGTCGAACCCCCAAGCGGTCCCCTCATCATGAGCATGAGCCACCTTGTCAATGACGGTTACGTCAGCGGTGGTGAGAAGATCTACTCCTTCTTCCATTGTGGCCCGGGTGGCTCCCTTCAAGAGCAGAACCACCATGTTCTTCAGAAAGGCCCGATAGGTTACGTCCCCATCGATCTGGGGAATCGACCCATGACGGAGAGACTCCGGGAAGATGAGCTGACCGAGAATCTGCCAGAGGAATTCAGCCCGCGTGTAGTCGAAGTCCGTATCTAAGAAGACCTGCTGAGCCCCGACCTGAATCCTCGCCAGCTCCTCCGCGAGAGCCTGGAACTGGAGGGTGTACCAGGGGCCGTTGACCTGGGCGATGTAGTTCGACGGGAGCACCTTGAGGAAGGCCGCCATGACCTTCTGCGTCTGGGCTTCGACTCGGTTCTCATAGTCCTGACCAGAGAGGTCCGCCTGAGCGGGGTTCTGCTCAATGAGGTCAGGGAGCCCGTGCTGGGTAGGATCCGCCATCAGACGTTGAACCGCTTCCGAGCGTCCGCAGGAGAGGAGCCGTTGGGGAGATAAACCGCCCCGTCACCGATCCAACGGTTTCCGACTTGATACTCCAGCACCCACTTTTCCGTGTTGAGCCGACCCATAGCTCTGACGCCGCTGTCCGGACCAAGGCCCCGCACCCGATAGGGAGTCCCCTCATACTCGAAATGATCCACCCCATGACGAGCCAGCCGGATCCGTCGGGATCCGTCGTAGAGTCTCCACGCCATCCCGTCACCGGAATAGTCGTAGCTGGCTTGCTCTTCGACCCATCCCCGGATCCGCTCCAGGGACTCGTCGAAGATCAGCTCAAGAACGGCACCGTCCGGGCGAGCAGAACCCACGGGGGTCATGGTGACCTTGCGGAGACCCCGGCCGAACTCCTCCTCGGCTTCCATTTGAACCAGCTCCAGGTTGTCCTTTCGCGATTCCACAATCACGCCGATCATGCCGAATCCTCGTCGTAGGTGAAGGTGAGGGTGCCCACGCTCAGATAGGCCGCCTTGCTCGGGTCGATGTTCTTCGCACCCGTGTCCGTCCCCACAATATAGGTCACCGTGTAATCGTGCTCTGAAGGGGCATCAGCCGCAGCCAGGGAAATGACTACCCGATTCGCGGTCAACTCCTTCAGCCGATCTTCTTTCTCCTGGTCCGTCTCATACCCAGCGGCGTCCAAGGTCGTGTCATCCGTCAAGCCCTCGATCAGATGACCATCTGAGCCGATGATATAGGCTCGACCCGCGGCGAGGCCCAACGCCGTCTGAGGCGGCACAATCTGGAGATCCAACTCGTCGTCGTCCTGATAGACCCCGCGATACTCCGTGGACGCACCCCCTCCGGTTGTCGTCGCGGCGTCCAGCTCCTCTTCAATCAACCACACGCTGATCTCAGGAGTGGACCAGGAGGCAAGGTAGGTGACGTCTCCTGACTGGTCGGTTCGCAGAGCCTCCCGAATCACCTGTGACCCAGCTTGCCTCACCATGAGGGTGAGAGGCTCCACCACATAGGAGACTTGAGTGGCCCCGCCGATAGACCCGGTGACGTTGGATTGCCGAAGCGGCTCGCCAAGCCGAAGCCCGCTGAAGAGATTTTCGAGGTTGGTCCGAATGGCTGAATCCGCGGCTGCTTGATCGGCTCTCTTCTTCAATACGACCGTAGCTGAAATATCTACCGGGATTTTCACCGCGTCTTTGACCAGGATATCGCTGCACACATGGCGGGAGCTATCCAGGTCTCCCTGAGCGACTGAGACCACCTGATTGACTTCGTACTCAACCGTGAAGTTCTCGTCGTGCTTATAGCTGATCAGGACGGAAGCCCCTGAGGCGATGTTCCCTCCCTCGACTCTCTTGACGGACACCGCAGTCGTCTGATTCCCTTCGACGATGGTGTAGTCACTCACTCCAGAGCTGTCGTTGGGGCCCCGGTGAGTCGTGAGCCCGTCTGAAGACTTCACCACCAGAGTCCGCGAATCACACCCGAGGTTGTTCAGGTACTCCAGGTACTCCCCAATCAGAGTGTGAGCCTCATCCGTCACCTGGATGCTATCCCCGCTGGGTGTCAGCACCCCAGCGGAGTTCGTCGTCCCCGTGATCAAGAGATAGTCTCCCGCCTTGGTAGACCTCCCGATCCCCAAAGGGGCCTCCGGGTGGTAGAGCGCATAGGCGGCGGAAGCCAGCTCGCCGCTGATCACCCCTGTCACGGACTTGATCGAACGAGCCGGCTGACGAGGCAACGTAAACTTGCTCCCTGTCCTATAGCGATAATCCCCCAACACCACGTCCGTCAGGGTCACAGCAGGCTGGGCGACGCTGGTGTCCAGAACGATGGTGTCGTAGCTGGAGATGGTCACGTCGTCCAAGGTGAACACCTGACCCGTGCTGGCGTTTCTCAGTTCATACCCCGCGTCGGAGTCGTCCAACATCTCAACGATCGGGTTCTCCAGGGAGAGATTAGCGTCCACCGCCCGGAAAGTGAGATCAGCGGGATCCCCGACGACTTCAAATTGAACGTCCTGCTTGATTTCAAAGGTGAAGGCGAAGGTGTCTGTGACCTTCGCCACGTTCTCCCCCTGGAGCCAAACATCCACCTTTCCGCCGACATGCTTGGAGCCGTCGTAGTCTCGTTGCATCAGCGTTTCGCCTGCGGTCACCACCTCCGCTTGAAGGACGCCGGACACATCTGCCGCGATCTGTAGGAGACCCCGCTCCGTCCCTGAGTCCACGCTGGCGAGAGCGTTCTGACACCGCTCCGCGAGTTCCTTGTTGGACTCCGAATTTTTACCGCCGAAGGTCGCTGCCGCGTTGCTGACCGAGAGCCCGAGAGACCGAGCTGCGTTGCTCTGGATGGTCCGAATCTGACCTGCCCCAACCTCACCGGCAGATCCCACAGAAGAAGCCTTCACCGGCAGCGTAACCGACCAACGACCCGTGGAAGGGTTGTAGTGGCTGGCAAGACTGGACAGGCTGATACTCCCCGCCCGGGTGGTCTTGAAAGAAACCGAGCCTGAAGAAACTGTCGTCCCGATCGCCACCGTCAAAGTCCGAGTCGGCTGGGAGGTCGTGTAAAAAGTCACCTCCCCCCGAGCAAACTGACCCGCCCGACGGGTCGCTCCATAACGAGCCGCCAAGGCTTCAAACCCGCGATCAATGAGACTCTGAACGTCAGAGTTGCTCGTCAGGAAGAATGCCTTCTTCAACGCCTGCTTGTACGTCGAAGCGGATACGTCCACGCTGCTGCCCGTGCCTGAGGGGTCGTCGATCAGCAACAGCGAAGAGAAGCTCGCCATTCGGTGCAAGAAATCCTGAATGAAACGAAGCCGTTCCGCTTCCGCCATCGCAGGATCGATCACGGTATCCCTGAGGACACTCCCCGGACCCACTTTGATTTGAGGATTGCTCCGATAGATGGCGGCGACCATCGTCCTGGTAAGCTGTTGACGAGTCCTCGCGGGGAAACTCCCAAGCGTGTTGGTCACCGTCACGGGGCGAGCCGCTACCTCCGATGAGTACCCGGATTCAATCTCTCTCCGGGTGGTCGAGTCGTAGTAAATCGCCGTGACCACGTAATAGAGAGGGTCCTCGACCCGAGTCGCGGCGAAGTCGCCATTGGAGATCGTGGCCGGGGTAGAAGTCGGCCCCCCTGATCGAACGTGGTCGAAGCTGTATGAGGTGATCTGGCGAACGGTGTCGATCTGAGCCGTCACCCGCACATCTGTCGCCGTCTCCGGGATCTCCAGCTTGTCGTCAAAATCGCTCTGGAGGAGGAGATCCTTGCTGTCTACCTGCGTGCCAACAACCCGGACATAGAGAGGATCCGAAGCGTGGTCTCCTGCGGCGTCCAGCTTGATCGAGTTGTCCGCCGTGATTGACCCGACGGAGGTTACCTCTTCCTCCGTCGTACCCGAATCCACCGGGCTCAAGTTGATGAGCTGGTACCCCGTGGTACCCCCGCCGGACTCCGTCGAAGCGTAGAAGTTGTACCCGATAACGTTGGAATCGGAGAGGCCCTCGACCTTGATCCGAACCTTGTTGTCAAAGCTCTCGACCGAGATGTTCGTAGGGGCATTCGCGACAACCCCCACGTCCGCTTCCTGAACCAGGGTCGCCTCAATCACCACAGGCTCACTGACCTGTCCTGTGGACGCAATGGACCTCACCTGGAGGTTGTTCACTCCAGCGATGAGCGGGAGACCATCCGGGTACGCCGCCGGGTTGGGCAGAGTCCAAGCCGTACCCGTGAAGTACACAAGGTCCGGGTCCGAGACGAACGCTCCACCCCGAACCGAGACCTCCATGTCTACCGTGCTGGAGTCCATCGTCCCTGAGAAGAACCGAGTCCCCAAGGTAGTCGAGAACTTCCATGAAGCCCGAGCCACGCTATCCGAGCCCGTTACCACCGGGGCAGCCATCAGACCTCACTCCAAGTCATCTCAACCAACCCAACCTGATAAAGCCAATACCGCAGGTAACTTTTTCTCCCACACTCGTATATACCCGTAAGAGGAGTTCAGAATGAACCTGCCCGGCTACGATTCATGGAAGATCGACGGAAACCGAACTTACTGCTACGACTGCGGGGAATACTGGTATGAAGCCTACGGGTGTGCCTGCGACGAGGGTGATGTGCCCGACGACCAGGACTACCCGGACGAGAACCCGGCCCCGGCTTGTGGAGACCCCGAGTGCGAGGAGCCCGAGTGCCAGCCCGTCGGTGGGGATTTCTCTCTCCCCTTCTGAAAAACTCCGGGGGTCGGTCGTATAGGGGACCATGAGCTACATCGCGACCCCTTCCCGCAGTACCCTGCCCACCTCCATGAAGAGTCGCTTCTACGACTCCTTCCAGCCCCGGACGTGGTCCGAGCTGGCGGAGCACGCCGGCATGTCCTCCCGCCCGGCGTACTACTCCGGGCGGGGGGTAAACCGCGGGGACCTCGGCTATCGCGAGCTGACCTGCATCTACCGCTACCTGGAGGCCGGAGCCAGTCAACGGCACTTTCCGGAGACCGCTCCCGAAGGATTCATCTCGATGGTCCTGAGCATCGAGATCCTCTCGGCCACCGCTTTCCTCAATCACTTGAGGGACCTCGCCAACAACGGCTGGGTCTGGTACGAGGCCGCCCCCAAGGAGCAGCACATCGCGGTGGACCGGAATGAGGATGGGAGTCCCGGCCCCGGGGCGATGGCTCAGACGCTCTTCGGAATCGTGGGGAAGAGAGAGAGAAACACGAGGATGGAAACTCGGGAGACCAAGGGTTTCCAGCGGTCCTTCCTGGCGAAGATCGACCAGAGCCACAGGATGCCACCTCGGGAGACACCTGAGGTGTCGGAATACTGCTGGGGGGCTGGGTGGGGCGAGGACGTTTCCGACTACGATGAGTGGCTGGGGGAGCCCTGGCCGCCGCCGGATTGATATCAGAGCCCGAGGCTTAGTCCGTTGCTCCCCATCAGGGCGACAGCACCGGGGACGGTGAACACCGTGGTGACCACCACGGGCTCCCCTGAGGCGTTGTAGGCGACCACGTCGATCATGAAGGACGTCTGATCGCTGACATGAGGAGTGACCTCGATCGAGGCGACTCGATACAGCTTTTCCTTCAGGCTCACACGCTGGTACCGAGCCTGATGGGTTTGGGCTTCCTGCAACTTGGCGAGAGCGTTCTGAACATCCTCTTGGAGGAGTGTCGCGACAGCCCCGATTGCCTTGTGGCCGGTGCGGCTCATCAACAGGCTCCCGTACCAGGAGTGATACGGGTTGGAACCACGGCGGGTGAGGAGGATCTTCAAGGCCGCCTGCTGGAGCAGGTTCTCATCCTCGACCAGGACCACATCACCTGAGATACTGAACCGCCAGTCGTTCTCCACGAAGGTCGCCCGACAGCGGAGACAACGCTGCGGCGGGACAGAATAGGTGACCTTGAAATTCGCCTGTTGCTTGACCGGCTTGACGAACTTCGGGAACCTGTTGGTGATCGTGTCCTGTCGCGTCGCGAGACCCCACCCGGGATACAGCTCCTTCCCGCGAGAAGCATACTGGCCTCCGAATCCAAGGGCGGCGGTAGCCGTCCCGCTGACTTGAATCCGAGAGGCCGGGCCGATGGCAGCCCCGTCGGTGAAGGCAAGATGCCCGCTCTCGTTCTCTGGAACCACATCCGACAGAACCGGGAGCAGCTTCCTGACAACAGCATCCGTCGTCACCCTGTACCCGGTCGGGAGAGTCACGGTCGCCGTCTCACCACTCCCGGTCACCGTCAGGGTCTCTGACCCCGCGGGGATGTAGAACGGACCACTGGAAGCCCCCTTGAGCCGAGCAGGGATAGAGAACCCGCCGGAGGGGATATAGAAGCTGTTGTTGACCATCACCCGGACCAGCCCGGCGGCACCCACCGGCTGCATCGTCTCCAAAGAAACCCTGTCCGACCCGAGAGCCACAGGTTCCTCAATAGAGATATGAGGGCAAGGCCACCCGAGTTGGATCTCCTGGCTCACCTGTACTTCCTGAGAACCCCCTCAAGAACACCCCGGAGAGACCGACCCCCAGGGTCACCGCCACGACGGATATCTCGGACAGCTCGGGCGATCTCCGAGTGGGAGTCCGCCAGGGAGGGGCCACCGTCCCGACGGTCCAGGACGTCCACGACGTCCTCCAGCATCCCGAAAGGGTCGGAGAGTTCCTTGATCGCCCACACAAGATCGCTCCGGTCACTGGCGACCAGAGCCCTCAAGAGAGCCGGGCGAATCTCCGGGTTCTGGTGAGCGAGACGAATAACTTTGCGGCGAAGCGACATGGTAGACCTCTGCCTTTGAATAGCTATAGAGGGATTAAAGCTCGGTCCCCACCTCGTAGTCCTCATCTGACATAAGGAAGGGGTAATAAGCCAGGGCATCCTCATTCGGGGTGTCCATATCTCGCACCCCGTCCTCATCTTCAGCGTAGAAGACTGCGTCGATAAAGCTAACCAGGGAAGCGACGTTAAACTCCCGATTGAAGTCCTCTCGATTCACGCTGTTCAAGGCACCCACGGTGCCCCCTACAGCCAGAATGATTCTGGTGACTTCTTGCTCAAGCTGCTCTCGCAAATCCGCGAGCTTGATAATCCGAGCCTCCAGGTCATGACGCTTCGCTCGGATTTCCTGGGAGACCCATCGACGGCTGTGGTCCACATGGAAGACCGCTCGATCGATATTATCCCGGCGAACCCTCCCGCCGGTTCTAGGGGCAGGATCGTTGCCGATGCTCATGTACCCCCCGTCATACTGCGTGGCGTTGATGCTCCCTTGCTTGGGGTACACAACGCCCCCGCCCGGATACGCCTCGCTGGTCACCCCATCGTTGTAGGAAGTCTGGTCCGGGAGCAGAAAATGGCTGATGCTCATCGGATTACCCCCCTGAGCGACATACGCCTGAACCAGCTTCCCTAGCGAAGACCGCTCGGGGACAAAGAATCCCACCCGCTGCTCTGAAGCCACGCGATTCCCCTGATCATCCTCCGTCGTCTGATACTCCACCAGGACATACCCGATCCGAACCAGCTCAGCCCGGATCACAGCGAGGCGGTTACCCACATCACGTCGCTCCTCCAAGACGAAGCGGCGAAAGTCCCGCCAAGACCCCTGACGGAACATCCCGAGCCAACCAAAGGACACCTCAACCCTCCTCAGGGAAGAAGAGCTTGAGCAACTCGATCGTCACTGACGGCAACCCGCCAGCGACCACGACGACCCCGGCTCCATAGGAGGAGGCTGCATCTGAAGGCTTGTTCTCCGCAGTAACCAGCCCACTCACCAGCCCATCCGTCCCGTTCCCCGTCACCACCAGCCCGTTCATCGACGGGAACTGGAAGTCCAGCATCCTCTGAATGAGGGCGTTGATCTTCACGATCAACGCCTGAATCTGGAGGATGCGAGCCTCCACGAAGGCGATGTAAGCGAGGATCGCCTCAACGATAGAGTCCGCCGCCGCTTTCAAACCTTCCAGCCAATCAAGGAGCTGCTGGAGAGCGTTCTCCAGGTAAGGAATTCCCTGGGGGAGCAGCTTGTACGCCACCCAGGCGCCGTCCTCTGCCGGGAGAGAGCTGGATGCCGAAGCGATGTTCAGGACAGCCGCAGCAGCCGCGTAGACCTCAGCCGTCAGAACGTTCCGACAGAAGAACGTCTCAGTAGCCGTGAAATACACCGGGGAGCTATCCACGGACCCCTTCACAATTACCCCTCGCATCCTCTGGCCGAATCCGGGTCCCCGGTCCATCAAGTGCAAGCGAGCCCTGCCGGATCTCTGTTGGGAGACGGTGGTCCCCCCAAACGAAAATGGATTCCTCGTAATCCCTGTCGAAGCCGTGGACTCCAAGGCTCCGATCAGCGTCGTGCTGTCCGACCACTGCCAATCCAGAAGCGGCTCACCGAGCCCGACAACGTGTTCCTCCACCGCCGCCCCCAGGGTGCTCGACTGGCGGATCATCAGGTTCGCCATGTTGCGGCACCGATAAAGCACCTGCCGGCGAAACACCTGCGGGTCAGAGGGCTGCTTCCGGAACCAGTCTGAGGGGTTCCGGATCATCTGGGGAACAAGGGTGTCCGCGAGATCTTCCAGGCCCGTTGCGGTGAGGGCATACCCGGGCCTGAACGTGTCTGACACAGGCAGATCCGACCGGGACAACACCATGACGATCAGGGCTGCCGTCACCGTATCAAAATACTGAGCTTCCTGGGGGAAGCTCACCACCACGGCATCGCTGGTGGGGCCTTTGTCGCTCTCCTCCACGGAAGACCCCGACGCCTGCACCATCACGGGTTGTTTCAAAGCCGACCGACCGATCACATCAGACGGGCTGACAAGGTACTGGAAAGCCGTGCTCGTCGTCACCGCGTCCGAGACCGCAGAGACCCGGACGTATAAAGTCGTCGCAGGATCGTCATCCAGGGTCACCGAGGCCGCTCCGGTTGATCCGTCCCGAACCACCTCCGCGTGGTAAGGCATGTCTTCTGCGTTCAGGGTCACCTGATATCCCTGGCCCGGGACCATCGTGGTCGTCAGGGAGTTTTCCACGTAGAAAACCCGCTGGAAGACGTACCTGTCGCCTTGCTTCAAAGCCTCCAAAGGAATCGGCGTCGCCTCCGCGGGCGACTTGAAAGCATAGATCCAGACTTTGCCTGGACCACGGGTGCCGTCGCTGTTGAGAGCCTCCAGGCTCTCAAGGTCTCCGCTCAAAGCATCGTAGCCACCGTAGAGACGGAAAGCCTTCCCACCCTCCCCCACGAACACGCCACCGATCCGGGTCTCCTGTCCGTCCCCGTCCGTCTTGGGATCGGAGATCGGAGCCTCCCACCCGATCAAGAGACCCTCCTTGAGGGTGCTGACCTCAATCAGGAAGCCGTCCGGGGCTGGCATCGGATACGAGACCCCGCCAGCGATGACAGAAGCCATCCTCCACCGGATCTGGACAGAGACCGGGAGTTCTTCCCGCCTGAGAAGCTGCCCCAACTGCTTGAACCCAGCGATTCCGGTAGACTCGTTGCCATACCCCACCTCCAAGCCCACCGGCTTGGAGTAAAGCTGCATCCGGCCCTCTCTCATCCCAAAGAACCGCTTGATCAGCTTGATCACTCGGATGATGAGCTGGATGTTCGTAATATCGACGTTCACATAGAGGAAGATGGCTACCGCAGTCGTCCGCCCGCTGAAATCCGGTCGGGTAGGGTCCGCTCGGTTGACCAGCCGCGCCAGCATCCTCCGCTCATAGGCGGAGAAGCCACCCAGGATATCCTTGTATGGAGCCTCAATCTTCAGGTCGCCCGAGTAGTAGATCCCAATGTCCCGGATATCCTGAAGGAGACCCTCAATGGTCGAAATGATGGCTTCCAGAATGGCGATCAGGGGATCGAGGAAGCCGATCAGGAACGCCTTGACGAAGTTGAGGATGGTGAGGGCGATGTTGAGGATCGCGAGCAGAGCCGTCGCGACGGAGTCAATCTGCTCCGCAAATGTCTGAAGCTGCTCCGGCACCCCGGGCTTCATCTGCACCCAGGTACCTGACCCGACCTCGACCTCTGGCACTAAGAGCCTCCTCCATGCTTGATCCTATCCACCTGCTCGTATAGCTCCGCTACCCGGTTCTGGTCCTGCTCCAACTGATGCTCCAAGAGAGCCTTCACCTGAAGCAACGCCTCCTTTTGCTTTTCCACCAGAGGAGATTTCCGAACACCTCCAGGTGATTCACGCCAGGAGTCTTGTTGGATTCCCAGGGCTTCAAGCTGAGCCTGAATCTCTTCAAGCGTCATCAGGTGCCCTCCATGCTCTCTTGAATCTGGAGCAGGTTTTCCTGCTCCTCCAACCGCTCTTCCAGGCTCTCATCAAATCTCTCCACCGCGGGGAGAGTCCCCGTGACCCGGTGAGATCGGTAGTTGATCCAGGTGTAGCGGAGGTTTCTGAATCTGTCCGTCCGGTCCAGGGGGTCATCCAGCCGATCCGGGAGCACCGGCCTTCCCTCTCCGTCACCCTGAAAATCGGAGTACGGATCGCTGAAAGAAGCGTAGGCAGGAGGGGTCAGGTAGTCCAACCTGAGGTCCAGGCACCAGAAACGCCGACCGAGGACGCTGAGACAGTCACTCGTGTTGGCGTAGGGGGACACGAGTACCAGCCCCTCGATATCCGTAATCAGGTCGTTGAAAGGCACCCCGAGCCCGTTGGGGTACGGGCCGATATCCGTGATGTGCTCCTCAGACTGGAAATCGAGGTAGCTCCCCGAAGCGTCCCCTTCCATCGGGACCGCCATCTCCTCCATCCAAGAGAGCATCCTCTCCCGCATGAACAGGATGAGGTCGATCGTCTCCGTACTGAAGAGACTGGAGGGCCTGATGATTTTGTAGCTGAAGTGCTCTACCGAGTAGTTGTCCGCAGCGTAGCTGTCCCCCCCATCCGAAGGAGCTGTGGGGCGGAGGTCATTCTGATTCTCCCTCCCGCCTACCGCCCAGGGAGCCGTGGAAGCGTTCACCGTAGGCAAGACCACATACTCATAGCCCACCCCGCCGAACACCACGTCACTCCCGTCTCCGGCGAAGGTGTGGGCCGGAGAGACGACGATCTTGTCCGGCTCCACGCTGGTCACCCAATAGTGGCCCCGGTTGTCATCCAGGTCGCTCGGACCCCTCGCCTCATAAGGCCCACCGGGCACGTCCCGATCAGGACAGGAAACGTCGCCAAAGGGACGCATCCCGTCTTCTACCGGGGACGCCGGGTTGCCGGATGCCCCGACCAGGGAGCCCGCGGGGTCTACCAGGAGAATATCCCCCGCCTGGATTCCCAGGGTGGTGTAGTCCAGCCCGGAATCTCCATCCTTCAACTCGTTGACGGTCTCGACCCGGCCACCCTCCCCCGCCAGGGGGTCACCTGTCTGGTCAAGCAGAACCGCGTCTGTGATGTAGCTGAGTAGCTCCTCGTTGGATTGCTGGTGGGGCACCGGGGCTCGCTTCAGGTAAATCTGGAAGCGGGCTCCTGAGGCCACTGAGAGCCCTGGGGGGCGCAACTTCAGCGTTGTCCCTGACTGGATAACGGCGACCTCCGCTTGGCTGAGAACAACACCCTCCCCATCCAGAACTCGCACCGCATCTCCAACGCTGACATTCACATCAGCGTCCTCGAAATCCCCAAGCTGGGTTCCCCCGGCCGCGGTAAACACCCGCGTCCCGGCGTCATAGGACCAGGAGGTCCCTTCGCGAATCTCGTAAGCGAAGCGGAGAGGAGATAGGTTCGACGAGATATCCAGCGTCAAGGCGTGCCAACGTCGAATCCGACGAACCTCAAAGGTGACGGCTTCCGTCGCGGACCCCCCAAAGCTGCTGGGATCGCGCATCCCAACCAGGAGGCCCGTGCCGGAGTTGCTGGCGTCCACCACCTTGAGGAGACCGTCCCCGAGATCTTGAACCGGGGTCGGAGTGCTAGGCTCAAAGAAGATCCCCGCGGCAGCCCGGAAACCTGCCGTACCCGTCTGGTCAGCGGAGCTGTTCAAGACAAACTGGTCTCCAACTACGGGACAGGTGATCCCCTTCACCGCAGAAGAAGCCCCACCCCGGATCGTCTCCCACTCCGCCGCCGTCATCCCTGAGATATCCACGTAGTCGGGGACGCCCGCGAAGTAGGTCGCCACTGAGCTGGTGTAAATCGCAGGATCAGCCGTGGACCTCTCAGAGACCACCAGAGAGCCCGCCGTGCCCTGAAGCGTCATCCCCGAGGTGTAGCTGTATGTCTCGGAGCCGCCCTCTTTCGGGTCATACACCGTCAGGTGAAGAAGTCCGGCGGCGGTCGTCGTCCCGCTGTCATAGCCTACAGCGTTGGCTTCAAGGAGCGACCCGATCTTGTCGTTCATCGGGAGGTAGACCATCCCGCTGACTCGCTGGCCTGCGACGAGGGTTGCCCAGAAAGTCGCTGCGGACACCGCAGTTACCCCGTCAGCCTCCAACACCGTAGCGTCATTTACGGTGAAGGTCCGAGAGGGCACATCCAAGCTGGTGTAGGTCACCTGGACGGTCAAGGAATAGTTCCCGACGTTCACCAGGACAAAGAGGGTGCCCCCCGAAGCATCCCAGGCGATACCGTTTGCCGGCTCATTCGTGGTCTGGAGAGCGTCCACCGTGATCGTCCCCGCCCCGTCATCCCAGGACGAAATGACGGGGAACACCACGTTCAACCATGCCCCTGAACTAGGCGCCGCAGCCTTGGCAGAGACCTCCGCGTATCCTGTCGGGGCCGCCGGGTTGGAGTCCGCCACCGACCCCCGAATCACATAGGTCCCGGCGGTAGCCGCAGCTTCCCCAGAACCCGACGCCGTGATCCGGCAGAGGTCCCCAATCTCGATGTTCGACAGCCCCGCGGCGGTAGTGGGATCCGTGATCCCCGTGAGGCTATTGAGAGGGCCTCCAGCGACAGCCGTGCCGGTGCAAATAGCCGCCGCTTCATTCTCCCCCGAGCTGGGGATAGCGGAGAAGGAAATACTGGATGCCGGAGTCAGAGAGGAATCGTCACCCAGAGCTGCCGAGTGAGCCTCAAACGCCATCACCTTGAGAGAGCCTTCCTCGTCCCCAGCTCCCGAAGACCCCGCAGCCGCGAACGTCTCAGAGACCCCTCCACCGCTGGCCCGCGGGAGGAAGGTGAAAGCAAAGCCTCCGTTGACCTCTGCCGGAGCGTTCACCGTCAGGAGTGCGGCCTCTCCTGTCACCTGAGTTACCGAGAGGCCGCACTCCACCGAAACCGCGTTCGCAGTCTCAGTACCCCGCTCCAATGCACGCCGGAAATCGATCCGCTCGTTGAAAGTCAGCCTGTCCGTTCCGATGTAAGCGGTCTGACTCCCTCCTGCGGTCGCGTCGATAGAGAGGGAGAAGTCTCTGTAGGTGCCACCCCCGATATTCAGGACAGCTCCCGCTGCCCCACGGAGGATGACGGACTGCCCATAAAACTCCGGCACTGAGGTCAAAGTCGCAGGGGATCCCGCCCCATCACCCGTCACCGTCGAGCCTGTGATCGTCACCGTCTCCAGAGGATCCCCGGCAGCGTCGAAGATCTGGAGAATGATCGAATTGGTGTTGGGATAGGCCGGGTAGCCCACGAGGTTGTTCCAGCCTCCGTTGGCCTGATTGTCGTCCGCCCCATCGTTGAGGTAGATCCCGCCCAGGCTGGCGATGCTGAGAGTCACGTCTGTCCCGTCATCCGTGATCTCCACCCCCGCCGTCCCGTAGGTCGGCGCGAGGTAAGCGACTGCGTGGTCCACCCGATAGAAAATGTCGGACCCCACCTGAGTCGGAGAGACGAAGCGAGGGACCTCCAGGGCACCAGCAGAGACCGCCCCGATTTCTAGAAGCCCCTCCATCCCATCGTCTACAGCCTGACCCGACTGAACCAGCAGGAGATCGAACTCTTCGACAGGACCAACTCCCGAGTGTGCTACGAAGGTCGGAGAGAGATCCTGACTGGTGAGGAGAGTCGCCGGGGGCTGAGCCCCACTCGCCGCCGCGAGGAGTTGACCATCCGAGCCAACGATCTCATCGGGGTACACTCCCCGATCCCCACTCACAGCGTCCGGGCCCAGGACCGCACGAAAAGTGCTCGCTGCCTTCCCCAAGCGGTCAAGCTCCGTATTCGCGGCCCCCATGTAGGGGATGGTGTAGTCGCCGGAGTCGTTCGTCGTGGCCCCCAGAAGAGCCGGGAAGGCGAAGGGCTTCTTCCGACCGTTGGCGAATTCGATATCCGCCTCAATCGTCGTCATCGGAGCCGGGACCTTCTGACCCGTAATCTCCTTGAGCATTAAGGGAGAGGGGTCCTGAATGCTCGGAAGGGTGTTGTCCACGAAGAGACCACGCCGTCTCTTCTGCCCGAGCTGGAAGCGACGATACAGGTTCGTCTGGTCCTCAATCTCCTTCAACTCCTTCCGGGTCGGGGGATCACTCAACTCCAGGGTTTCCAGATCCAGCCCGCCCGGAGGCACGATGAACACCGTGTCTCCCTGAGAGAGACTCAAGGTGCTGGATTCCAACTCCCCCGCCCCAACCTGGAACAACTCCGAGGCGTCCGTAATCAGATTGCCCTGGTCATCTGCGAAGGTCAGCACGCACCCGGAAATGACCTCCCCGATGTAGACCGCCTTGTACCGGGGGTTCATCTCAAAATCACCCAGGGCAGCCGGGATCGAACTGATCACCGTCCCCGTCCCCGCCTCGTAGATGCTCCCGTTGGGCTTACCAAAAGCGACCTGCTGGTACAGCCGAGTGTCCGGGTCCACCGCCTTGAAAGCAGGTGTGTGAAGCTCGGCGTCCCCCGTAGAGAGATCCGACAAGGAACCCCCATTGGCCGAGAGCTGCGTGAGATCGGGCCAACCATCATCCCCCACGGGGAAATCCTTCAACGGAAGGACCGTCGCGATCACCGCGGGGCGGGGATTAGATGAGAACGAGGCGTCTACGTCGGGGAACCCCGTCGCGCTGAAAGCCCAGATACGAGCCCGAGGATACCTGTCCCGAGCATCGCAGTCCGTCACCTGGGTGAACTCCCCCCACGCAGGGTTGCTCATGACCCCGATCGTTGTCCGGAAGGTCGAGCCAAACACAGCCGGCTCTCCCCGGAACAGGGAAGGGGGCTCCAGCATTTTGAGGAAAGCGTACTGCCCTACGTCCCCCGTCGCCAGATTGGCCTGCATCCCAGGATACAAGGTGGTGAACACCAGAGCGGCCTCTGGGAAGAGCCTGGACAGGTGGTGCGGGTCTGCCATACGGGCATAGCGACCCTTGATCCAGAAGAAGGGGAGGCTGATGCTCATCTTCGGGAACCCCGGGCCCGTCAAAACCCGGTCGTCCATGTCATTCTGGATATAGTCCCGCTGGGTCTGGATGTAGAACTTCACAAGGAACCCATCCATCGGATCGCCTTCCACCTCCTTCGTGTCGCTGGTTTGCGTAGCCGATTCCGGGTCTACGATCGGGTCTCCCTCAACCACCCGGAAGCTGCCCGAAGCAGCCTCAAAGAGATCCGCCCAGATCAACCTCGGGTTCAGGTGACCCGTGATTTCATCCTCGTACCCCGGGGGAGGGTACGCCTTGTGGCGTCCAACCAGGAATCGAAACTTCCCGTCGCGATCACCGATCACCAGACCGCTGATCGTCTCCTGAATCTGCTCAAAGGCAACCACCGCTGAGTTGTAGAAAGAGATGAAGGTGCGGGCTGCCCTGTCCCGATCCAAGAGATCCGCCCGCTCAGCAAGGAGCCCGACCGTTCCGTAGGACCAATTATCCGTACTCGCCCCAGAAGTGACCGCGGGGCCCGAGTGCGGGAAACTACCCGACGCCGCTGAAGCCGCAGCCTGAGCTACCTCCCCCATGTAAGTCGAGAGAGGCACCGCTCGACAGTAAAACGTGTCCGGGCTCCGGAACGTGTAGGTCCCCTGAAGGACGCCACCCAGATAGCCATTCGCCGCATCCGGGATCGTGACAAAGGCATAAGACGCCTTGAACCGCGGAAAAATCAGAACCCCGCCGGAAAAGAAAGGCCCGATCTCGCGAACCCGAGTGTACCGGAGAGCCAGATATTGTCCGGCCGCCAAAGCAGCCTGCCTGGGTTCCAACAGCTCCACCCGTCCGGTCGTCGGATCGAGGGAGAACTCCGTGGTCTCGGTGAGTGTCCTCCCTGGGAGGGGATTCCCATCGCCGTCTACTTCACCGAACAGGACAAGCTCGTAGTCCTCGAAAGGCAGGAGGGGGTAGACCCCGTCGAACTCCCGAGCCCCCGGAGGGTAGATCGGTCGAACGGAGAGCTTGACCGCGTCCTGTCCGTAGTTGTACCCAGCGAGGAACGGGCTGCTGACCTCGATAGTCGTGTAGCGACCATCATCCGACAACAGGCTCCCTGAGATATGGTGAGGTACCCCGCCAATCTCCAGCAGGTGTCCCGTCCGAGCGTACTGGCGGACGTCTCCTTGAAAGACGATCCTCATCATGCCGCGATCAACCGGCTCATACTCCGCCGTGACGGTCAGGAGGAACCCCGCTCGGGCTCCCGTGGCGTCTCCATCTACCACCGTGGCGACTGCTTCCGAAGACAGGAAAGCCTCGGCGTCATGACCAGGAGCCCGAGACCCCACTTCCTCCTGCATCGTCGGGTACAGGGTCACCGTGGTCTTATCCGTGGACGCCGAATAGCTGGATGACTTGATGTAAAAGACGACCGGACCTACCCTGAAGGTCATTCCAGCCACCAACTCAGCCGTGCGGTTAGTCTCCAGGGTGAACGAGCTGGTGTTGGCTGCGAGGAAAAACGGGGGCCGATACACCGGACGCTGGCTTACCGTGTATGTCTGCTCGCCTCCAAATGCCTCATAGACGGCATAATTGAGGGTGACGACCGCGCTGCTGTCCACAGCTTCAGCGAAGTGAAGCTCATCGTCATCAAAGTTCACGACCACCGAAGTCGTGTTCCCATAGTTCTGTAGCTCCGGGCCCACCCACACGCGCATCAGGACCGCCTGAGCAACCGTCCGACCATCGCTGTTGAAAGCATAGGTGGTCTCGTCTACCCGAGTAGCGACCTCCTGCCTGATGTACACCGGCAGCTTTTCAGTCACCTGAACCGGCACGCCGTCGTCGTCCAGCTTCTTTTCGCCCTGGCTGTCCGCCTGGAAGTAGTCCACCTCCACGAGCTGACCATCCCGGAGAGCCTGGGGCAGATAGAGGGCCCCCATCATAGGGCTGATCCGAGCATCCAGCCCGGCCTCCGTGATGAGCTGCTCCACGAAATACGCCGTGACCCCGGCATAGGAAGCCATGTCCGCCGCAGAGAGGTTCAGCTCCCCGGTGAGTGGGTCGTACTCCACCACCCCAGCCGAAAGATCGGTCGGATCCGTAAACGCCTGGAGGTAATAGACCTCGTCCGAGGCGTGATCGGTCAGGGTGTCTGCTCCGAAATTCAACTGGCCCTCTACAGGACTCCCCGCGACCCCATACTCAATCTGATCACCTGAGAGATCTGTGGTCAGGGACGAGACCCCCACGAGGTTCGACGCCCCGGTGGTGTACACCGAGGAACCCACCTGAATCGAAAAGGCGTCATTGACGAAATGAGCCTCAGCGAGATCGGGGACCGCCAGGGCATCATTCGCTACCAGCCCCAGGCGAGTCTGAGTCAACCCGGTCAGGGTCGCAGACGGATCCGTGCTCGCTTGTCCGAAGCGAAGCGAGATGATCCGCCCACTGCTCAAAGCTTCCGACAGGACTGCCTGAAGCCTCGCCGCAGCCTGAGCGGCTGCGTTCACAGGGACCGCCCCCACCGAGTGCAGGAGCCGAACCTTAAAAGGCTCCTCTGAGAGATGATTGAATTCCTGATAGACCAGATCCGCGACAACCCCGGGGTCATAGACCTCCCTAGAGTAGCTCTTGTACACCGTCCATGTGACCTGCGAAGCCGCCGCCTGGAAGGGCACCCCCGCGGCTACCGTGAGCGTCCCCCCAGAGACACCAGAGATGACATAGGTTCCCTGATTGTCCCCGCTCGTCACCTGAAGCCAGTAATCCGCGAGGACACCCAGAGCGGCCCAATCCGAGACGTTGCTGTCCGTGAACGCACCAGGGAGAGCCGCTGCCCCGTTGGAGCCCGACGCGACTTCACCACCAACCACCTCGATGAGATGAACGATCCCCGGGTCGCCGTCATCCGGGAGGAGATACTCCACCCCCTGAGTCAACAACGTGAGAGGGCCGCCGTCCTCCGACGAATACAAGCCCCCACCGCTAATCACAGCAGGATGCAGGGAGTCTCCGACGACGAGCTGATTCCCGAACGCCAGATGCCGCGTCGGGTGCTCCACCGCGGAGGTCACCGTTGCCGAATCCAACCACCCGAAGCGGGAATTCGGGAAGTTATAGAGCACCTCCGTCATGTGGTTGAGATACTTGAAATTGATCCCGTCCACGAGACGGAAGAACATCCCGGAGTCGTACCCCGGAATATCCAACAGGGGTGCCTGATCGACGAAAAAGTAGGGGGAGGCCCCCACGGACTTGGAGAGCACCTCGCCGCTGAAGCGGCTCCGAGAACGGAAATCCGGCTTATCCTTGGAGCGGTCTCGGTTCAGGGGACTCCGATAGACTCCGAAGCTCATACCGGAATCGGGCAACCACGTCTCTCCCCCCGCCGGGTCCACTCTCCAACCGGGGAGGAACCCCAGAGCAGCGGAGCCTGACAGCTCTCGGTCAGAGGGGGCCCCGCTTGTAGTCGAGCCAAAGCCGATCTCCACCGTCCCCGTAGTCAGGCTAGCCCCCTGGAGGATCACCCGACCCCGACTCGCCGTGACTGCGGTGGCGTGCCCCCCTGCCGTGGTGACGGCAGCCTGGAGATCCGCGGCGACCTGAGCCGCCGTAAATTCCTCCGCAGTCCCTACGACGGAAACCAACCCCGCTGAAGTCCAATCGACATTCGTCGTATCGATTCGGAAAGCGAGAGCCTCCGTCCCGTCAAGACTGAAAGGCTCTTGGACACGAGAGTAAATCCGAGCTTCGGGAGCATAGACAGCCGGGGTCACCATCGCGTGTCGGAAGTAGATGCTCTCCCCGGAGAATTGTCGGCGGTCTTTCAGCCCGACAGCGACCCGAGGGATATCCGCCCCGGTGTCCTCAGACTGCAAGGCAACCCAGATCCTCCCGCGGCGGATCAAGAAGGCGAAGTCCGGGAGGCTGTCTGAGTTTCCGAGACCCTTTTCAAACTCGACGATATTCGTCGTGTGGAAAGCCCCTTCCCGAGTAAAGAAGACCTTGTCTCCGGGGGCCTCCAGGGAGCGGACCATCCCGGTCCCCCCGGCTCGCGACCTCCATGTAGAAGTCGTAGTGGGCTCCGTGCCGGAGTTGTCGTACACCCGGAGAGCCCCAGAGACCCCGGGGAACGGGAGGGGCTGAGCCTCGGGGAGATAAAACTTGCTGGTTGCGTCTACCGTCTGAACGGTAGAGCCATCCGACTCCGTCAACTGGCATGGGGAAGGGAGCGGGACCGACGAGGTCGTCAGGGAGACACCGTCGTAGACCACCTCACAAGCAAGGTAGAGCACGTCGAATCCAACGGCGTCCGGATCTGCCTTATCAATGTCCGTCTGAGAAAGCTTGATCCGTCCAGTGGACTTCGCCCAATAAACCTGCCCTTCGCTCACGGAACCCGGAAGGTCGGCCTCCGTGTCCACAGCCACAGGCGTCAGATACCTCCGCGACCCCAGGCTGATAAAGGGCCTGTCCGTAGGTCCGGGGACAGGGCAGAGGAACAGCCCTCCGGCGGCGTCCTTCAGAGCACCCAGGGAACCCGTAGAGGTCTCCTGAAAGTCTTCAAACAGGTACCAGATCGTCTTCCCGGCGTGGGTCTCCAGAAAGTCGGTGTGGAACCGGAGGATGCCATTCGCCACCCCCAACACAGCATCCGGAGTGTTGCTCACCGGGAAGACGTACTCGGTATCTTCCGCGTCTTCATCCGAGATGACCAGGACCGTGACTGGAAGAGAGGAGGCCGAAGCGTCATCCCCGACCCGAACCATCGCGTAGGCATCTTGAGCTGCGGGATCCCCCGGGAGGTTGTCTCCTACCGAAAAACGAGAGGGACGGGGTACCAACAGATAGTTGGTGTCTGGGAGCAGGGTCCCGATATTGACGGGGGCGGTCCCCTTGAAAGGCCCCCACCGCTGAGCCTTCCCATTCCAGCCGAAGCGAGTAGCGTACTGGTCATTTCGAGTCCACCAGAACCGCTGCCCCGCCAGGACGTAGGTCACCGAGGAAACCGCATCTCCGCGAGCTACTGAGACCCCGTCCCCCAACGCCGTCAAGGTAGTGGAAGAGAGGGTGACCAAGCCAGCATCGGCGTCCTGGGAGTCGAAGTCCTCGGCGGCATCGGGACCCGCCTCGATTGGATTGTCCGGATCGTCCCCCCGGAGAATCGTGACCTTCCGGATAGAAGAGAGGCTCCGCCCAGCATTATCCGTGATCACCAGACGAGTGCTGGCGTCCGTCTTGACCGAGCTGTCGGAGGTGTCCGTGACGCTGATGGATCCCGGGGGGACGACCCCGACCCCCTCGTCAGTCACCGCCCAGGCGTTGTCCTCAACCATCGAGAGGTTAGAGCTATTCGCTGCCCAGATCAGGTATTCCTGAACCCCGCTGACTGGATGTTGGAGCACCGCTGCCCTGTACATGTCGGCGTAGGGCTCCACGAGATCCCCTGGGAGAGCGTAGCTCCCTGGGAGGTCCCGAATGTCTCGCAGGACACCGGAGTCTCCGTCCGCCGTAGAGATGGCGTTGGACGGAGCACTCCGTGGTGAACGCAGAACATATCCAGTAAGGTCGAAAGCCACCTAGGCTCCTCAGTACAGCCCGTTGAGCAGAATGGTGTAATCCATCCCGCGGATCCTGCTTGGGATACCCGGAGGGTTGTGAACCACTACCGGGCGAAAAACCCACTCCCCATCCAGGCTAATCTTGCTCTCTTCCTCGCTGTACACCCCAGGGGCGAGACAATCGAGGAATCGGAAAAGAGTGGCTATATGTTGTCTACCCTGGTCTCTATTAGAAACCAGGAGAACCACCATCTCTCCCCGGAGAATATCCCTGGCCGCCTGGACCAGAAGGGTTGTGGTCCTCCCGGTCATGCGGGTCACCCTTTCAAGGGAAAGCCACTCTGCCCTGTCGGGACAGCTCAAGGCTTTGATAAGGAAGGTGTTGGGGTCTTCCAAACCAAGCTGGCGATAAACTCGGAGGTGCTCAGACATTATAAGACTCCGCTGACAGAGGTTCCACTAGCCGGAGAGGGGCCCGCAGAACCGGCCACTCCACCAGTACCCGCCCCGGTCAGGAGCAACGCTGCGATAGCCGTCCCCAGGGCTCCGGAGACTTGCCCCATCTGCATACCGGACCACCCTTGACCTGCCATGTTGCCTTGGATCAGGGCAACGAGAGCCGGCCCATTGGCGATCGTCACCTTGGATACGTCGGTTCCGGAGCCCACCCCAAAAGACTCTCCGAGGTAGATCCCCTTCGTCGTAAACTCAGAAGGGACAGCGACCCCGACCGCCCGAGCCAACGGGAGAGCGGTCGGGCCCAGGAGCCCGTAGGAGCTGAAGATCCCGGAGACCAGAGCCGGGTTGGCCGGGACCACCAACTTCCCCGTCACCACGCCACTCCCGCTAGCCCCGGAAGTCACTCCCTGGAGCATCAGGTTGGTCCTTAGACGGGACCACATCGCAGTAGACCGAGCGATAATGGAGGCCAGCCCGAGCCACTTCCGCCCCGTCATGTCTGGGGCGGAGGCCAGTAAAAGCTGCCCCAACCCCACCGCAGAAACCGGCATACCTCACCCCAGCCTATGCCCAGGTGACCCCATGCCGTACAAGGCCAGGGGGAGGCCGGTCAGGGGATCTCTGTCCGTGTTGCAAAGGATCAAGCCCTTCTTCCCAGGACCAATCAGGGTCACTCCGGCCCCGCCCTGGACCGTCGCGGGCCCCACGCTCGCCATCCTCGCGGAGACGCTCCCGCTGATGGTCGAAGACCCGGCGATGGCTCTCACCGAGACTGACCCGACGACCGCCCGACCAGTGATTCCCGTGATGGAATTCGTCGTCCATTCATTTTGACCCGCCTTGTTCTGGACCGACCCGACCGTGGACTTGTTCCGGACATTGCCCACCCGAGTCCGGGTCTCCACATCTCCGATCCCCGTCGTATGTTGGGTCTTCCCCATGCTCACGTCGGTCTTCTTCACCACCCCGGTGGTCGGGATCGAAGTCGAAATGTTCTCTTCGACGTAGGGGCCATTGGTCGGCCGGAAGTCTTTCGGCCCGGAGGCGTTCAGCGTGTGCTTCCCGGTGGTAGTCGTTTCCACCGAGTTGCTCGTCTGACGAATCATGGTCCCCGCGGCGAGGGAAACCTCCGCGGAGGCGTTGAAGCCCATCGACGCCACATCACTCAGATCAAACTTGGGGGCTTTGATTTGAACCTGGGCTGCCTCCAACTTGAGGACCGTGCTGGCCTTCAAATGCAGGGAAGGCTGATCAGCCTCCCCCTTGCCCACCCCGGCCCCGGCCACGACTGCCCCTCGACCTGTATTGAGAGGCCCCTCCGCGGAGATGAGCACCCCACCGCCAGAGCGGACCAGGAAGCCGGCGTTATCCTCCCGGCGGCCACCTGACTCGAAAACAACCGCCCCATCGCCCGCGAGGCGAAGGCTCTCCCCCGCCGGGGAACGACCCATCCACAACCGACCCCCGCGAGAGAGTGAACCTTCCAGGGAAGGCGATCCCGGGGGGCCTCCAAGAGACAACAGGGCTCTCCCAGACTTGGTTACAGACCACCACGTCGTAGGAGTGGCTCGTCCTGTAGGGGGCTGCATCCTGAACAGCATCGCGGCGTGATCGTCGAGACTCCCCGCGGCTCCCGGGACAAGAGCAGGGCGGGGAGTCTCCCCCTCCCCAAAGACCACTGGAGCCAGAGGCTTCCCGTAGGACTCCCGACCGGAGAGAGAGAACGGATCATTCCCAACAACCGTCCCGTAGACCACCTCCAGAAAGGCTCGATTAGCCGACTGAACAGATGTGGTCGCCTCCTCCGGGTTCGCGTTGGGGAGGCGGTCAGCGTCGAAGCTGTCCGTCTGCTCCGTAACCGGGAGAGTCCCGTCGGAGGTGTGAGACAGCTCGATTCGATATTCAGTAAGGGCGTCAGCTTCGGCTGAGCGGAAAGCATTATCCTGACTGGAGCCTTCCGCTACCCGATAGGCAAGCTTGCCTCCATAGGCCCCTGAACCGGGGACCTTCGGGTCCAGACGGTAGCCGTCTGAAGAAATGAAGAGCCCCTGCTGGAGAAACGAACTAGGGTCTACCCAGGTATCAAAGTCCAGGTCTTCCGAGAAAACCGAGTGGGGACGGAGAGTATTCGGAGTCCCGGAGTACGCCTCCAGAGCGGTCTCAAAGACCGGCTCTCCCTCCGAGTCAAGGAGCTGGACCGTATCCCAGAGCCTCCTCCCAGAGAACATCTGGGAGGGCAACAGGGTAGCGTCCCGTTGAACCATCCCAGCGTACACCCGGAATCCCGCCCCGGCGTGGAACTGCTGAAGGGACCGGACGACGATGGCTTGGTCTGCATCGCGAAGTCGGATCTCATTCGCCCGCCGGTTGGTCAACGTCGCGGACTCATCCAAGACCAGATCTGCACCCTGAGCACTGCTGGCGACGATATTCCCCGGCTGCATGTGGCGGAGCTTGTGACGGATGCGGTCCATCACCCCTTCCTGACGAATCGCATCCGAAGGGCTCTGGCTGTACTCCTCAGGGCTGAAGGGCTGGATAGGCATCCACTGGTGCCCGGACTGGACCCCGGGGATCACCCAATTGATGATCACCGGTTGTCGATTGTGACCGCTCTCCTGAGCCTTCCAGCCGATCTGACAGATATCCCCAGGCTGGGGGAGGGAGCCGAAGAAATGCCGCGACCCGGCCCCTGGGAAGGCCAGGGGAACCTCGGTCTCAAAGGTCTCTCCGGTCTCGATGCGGAGAACACAGGTGAAGTCTTCGTAGTTCACGCGAACGACCGCGGCGTACCCCATCGCGTACCGCTGGGGTCCCTGATTCGCAGACGAATCCAAGGGTCGCGGGGAGGCGAGGTCATACTTGATCTTGGAAGACCCCGGGCCCGGATTGTAGGTCACATCAGCCATCACCCAGCTCCTCCTGAATCGTACCCACCTCCTGATCAATGCTGGAAGACGCATTCTCTACCAGAGATGCCCGCCTCTCGCTGTCCGTTAGCTGCTCGATCGCCGCCGTCAAAAGCCCGGAAGTCTGCTCCTCGTACTCTCCCCGGAGGGCTCCTTGATTCTCTGCCCAGGAGGTCGAAGCCTCAACCATCTGGTTAGAGAGCCACTGCGAGACGCTGTCCGGTTGCTCTACCTCCACATAGGCCGCTTCCCCTCCTTCAGCGAACGCCTGTAGGAACAGGTCTGCCTGAGCACCCTTGCACTCGCAGACCTCACGACTCAACGTGACCCCCATGTCGGCCAAGCTGTAAGCCGCGTTGACAGCCGTGATCTTGAACACCCGCTCCGTCCCCACATTCGCCGGCCGGTTCATCAACCGCTGCTCAAAAACCGTCCGACCATCCCCATCTGGAGCGATGATTCTGGATTGGGGAACCCCCTCTTGCTCAGCGAGAGCGGCTGCCGTCTCGGCGTCCAGGGTTCCACCCTCCCCAACAGGAGCATATCGCCCTGAACCCAGCTCACGGACGAAGTTTTCTACCGAGTTGATATCCGACCACGAAAAACCGTCCTCCATCGTCAGTTGCTCCCAAGAGCCCCCAGGGAGGACCGAAAGCCCTCGCCCATACCGATAGGAGCCGACCACCTCGTAGCCGTCTGCGTCGCTTACCGGGAACACCGGGGTGTACACGGACTTTGTCTCCGGGACCAGGGAATTACCCGTATCCAGCCCATGCCCCTCTGACGTGTTCAGGAAATGACCCCCGCCTCGTACCTCGTCCAGGGCAGCAAAAAGATCGTTGACACGCTGACCGGCTCCATCCCAGGCAGCCACCTTGTCCTCAAACGTTCGCCCCGAAGGGGGATCCGCCCGAACAGACCCCCACTCCGCTTCCAGGTCCGCATTCACCCCGTTGATCGCCCCCAGGCAGGCATCCGTGATGTAGATAGCCATCTCCCGAACGTAAGCGTCATTGACTATCTCCTGCGGCCCGATCACTACAACAGGATTGTCCGCCTGGAAGGACGCCCAGGACACACTCACGGTGGGGTAGACCGTCGCCGCTGCGGCGGCGACTTCATCAAAAATCCCGGCAAAGAGGGTCTCAGGAGCGGCACTGGTCGTCTGACTGCTCCTGAAAAGAGCCTCCATCCCGGCCTCAAGAGCCCCTCGATCCGCCGTAGGCAAACTCCCTGATTTGAAGTACGTCCGCATCACCATCTTTGTGTAGGTGTGCTGGGCGAAACTCAAGGTCTGAATGAGATGGGTCGCGGTAACCTCCGGGTCTGGAGGAGGAGCGTTTGGGTCACGGGCTTCCGTGCTCGTGGGAGCCGCGAGAGGGATGCCATATCGGCAGGTGACGTCGCCAATCTGAACCTGACCTTCCCGGTCTACGAGACCCTTGATCGTCACGGGCGTCTCCAGGGCGTATTTCTCCCCGGTCGTCGGGATGCCGCCAGCCTCCTCATCTGCGATAAACTGCGGCATCCCCTGAGCGACCTGATCTTCCAGGGACGCCGTGTAATAGCGGTAATAGCCGGGAAGAGCCGCCCCAGGATTGAACGACGCCTTCATATCGTTGAGGGCATCAAGGTAGTTCCAGGTGGCCTTCCCATCCGGGATATCTGTCCAGACGGGGCCACCCGCTGCCCTGACCAACTCGTAGAACTGCGAAGCGTTGCTGTGGGCCGCCTCCAGGGTTGCCTCTCTCTCCGCCTGAGTCTCCCCGTCATAGGGATTGTTCTGGGCGTCACGAATCGATTGAACCTGCTCTAGAACCTGCTGCGGGGACTGGATCTCCACGACTGTCCCGTCATCCTGCCCGGAGTGAAGCATGAAGGGGCCCTGTAGCCACTGCTGCTCCGGCGTCATCTCCGTCTGAGCCTCGCCTAGGGAGAGCCGACCTGACAACCTCGCCGCCCGGATCAAGATGTTGATCCCCTCCGTCGTCGCGAGGTTCTCCAGATCCGCCCCGACGACGAAGAAGAGAGGGTTGATTGTCTCCGGGTCCAGAGCCATGACGACATTCGGAACACCCACCAATCGAGGGTGACCGTCATCCCCGATCAACTGAAGAGGGAGCTTCGGCATGGTCGTCGC